AACACACAACAAAGTAACCGCTTATATATCATGAAAGAAGAATTATACTCAATTAAAACCGCCATTGACGGACTCAGCGATGAGATACTAGAACATCGCAGACACGCAAACATGGAGGATCTCATCAAGGTAATGAAGGGCATTAACGACAATCTTGTTGCAATTAGTTTTGACTTAAAAGATTTAGTTGAACAAAAAAAGTTTGAAAATGAGTTGACAACAGCTCTCAGATAGTTTAGTTTTATATTATGCAAGAAACAATAGATATCACACCAACATGGTCAGCACTCGTTCCTGTTATGGTCGAGGTGTTGAAAAGCCCAACGGCAAACAGCACAGCTAAAGCTGAAGTAACTCAAGAATTACTTCGCCTTGCAAAGATTGTAGACGACCAAAACGAAAGGGCAAAAAATGACACAAAGTGAAATTAGGGCAATGATATTGAATCTAGTTAAAGGTAATCTTCGTTGGTGCGATCCAAGCGATCCCATCAATCTCAAGAAAGCTGAAGACTTGGGTATTGATTACTTCACTACTCAATCAGCTGAAGAAGTTTTAGATGATATCATTACAGACTTGACAAGTTTACAAGATGAGCTTAGGATAGAATCATCTTTTCAATCAGCACAACTATAACACACAACACAAGGAAAATTATGTCAGCAGTATTAGACACACCCGAACAAATCGAAATGTTTCGCTACAAAACTCTTCTCAGAGGTTTAAGGCTTGAGACGCAAGGACTACAAATGAGTCGAGGCAGATCTTGCTACTCCATTATCAAACAAGAGTTTGGTCTCAAAGGTAGCAAACAAAAAGTTTTCGATCAATTTAAACTTATGTTAGAACAAGTAGACGAGAGGGCACTATAATGACAAAAAGAGAAGTACATAACAGAGTCGAGGGTTGGAATTGGAATCTCAGTATCTTTGAGATTTACGACGAACTTCGTGACGGACATACGGCAGAAGAGCAAGAGCAACTTTTAACTTATGCCTATAATTATTTCAACGAAGATAAAATGATAAATGAGCTTGCGTCTTTCTTTGGAATCTATAACATAGAAGACAATGAATACGAGAAGTATGAAGAGCCTATTACAATGGGAGATAAAAAATTAGAGGAGATGTTAAACAATGAATAATTACATAGAAGCAACCTGCATCGGCAGTCCACTAGGTTTACCTGAATACAACGAAGCGATTGAGCAATGGGAATTGTTCTTTGAAGAAAACCACGACGAGTGGAACCCATATTTCGAAAGAGATATTCTTTCTGTAAGTTTCGAGTCAGTCGAAGAAGTCACTGACGCTTACAATCACTACAATCTAAACCCCGTAATGGAGGAAAAAAAAGATGAAGTTAATCAAGAAGATACTGCGTTGGTTTAATCCTGTCTATCAAGTAGTTTACAAAACTGTAGACGGAAGAACCGAAATGTACACCATATCAAAACCAAAACATAAAAACGAATTTGGCAACATGCGAGAAGGTCTCGCAATCGCTGGCTTTCGTGCTCACTGTTATAATCGTCAAGGCGTCCGCTCCTTTCGTTACGACAGAATCATTTCACTTATAAAAGCATAAAATTATGACTGCATCATCTCAATTAGTAAAAAAATTAACCGACAAAGAAATGAATGAAGCTAAGTTAAAAAATTGGCTTTCTTCTCAAGTTCGAAGCGAGGGATATGATCTTGCGGTGCGTGAATTGTACGGGGAGAATTCAAAAGATTATTTTGAGAAAAGGAGAGCTCATAACAAAACGCTTTTCCAATTATACCGTATCGAAAAGAAAATTTAGTTTGTTATTGTTGACTGACGGACCCCGCCCCTTTTGAGCTATGAGGGGTGGGGTTTTTTTGTAACTTAATGTATATCAGCAACTTACGCCAAACCGCGCGGAGCCGCCGTGCCATAAACCTTTGATAGTTAACGACTTACAGGAAAATGCAATTTAATTCATTTTTTTCTTGTATTAAGTTGTTTTTTATGCGATAGTATATATATGAAAACGAGAGAGATAAAGATCAGAAAAACAATCCTCTTCACCAAGTCAAGACCTCACAAAGTCAAAAACAAGGTGATCCACAGAAAACTCAAACACAAGGAACAATTAGTATGAACATCAATCCTGAATTCGATTCTAACGAAAGACCAAATGTTGAAATGGTAGTCGAGGACGCAATGGGCTATTTATTCAATACATTTATCAAACCCCGCGAGGCTGAACTTAACGAAGATGATCTCACATCTGTTGCTATGATTGGCATTATGTTTAAAGACATTGCCGAGAAAGCCGAGGCATATTATCAAATGCAAGAAAAAGGTTATGAAAAAAACCCTAATTCTTTAAATTAAGTATTGACAAAAAACATTACATCTATATTATAAAAGCTATGAATAACGAAGAAAACACACAAACCACATCACCTAAAGTCAACCTTCACATTTGCGGAGGTAATCGTTCACTTGTCGATTTCGAGCAAGTTGTTGGAGTTCCTACTCCACCTGTCGAGTATCGCAAGAAAGAAAACAAAAATGGCGAGCGAGCCGTTTCTTATCAACCAATCGCTCATCATGAGGTAGTTAATCGCACTAAGAATTTCCTCGATCAAAATGGTTTCACCATTCAAGATGAGGTGCATTCCCTTGCTAGGGCAAACCAACATTACTTTGGTTTATTTGCTGTTGATCATCCTAATCGTGAAGCGTCAGATCGTGGTTGCGTTGTGGGTATCCGCAATTCTCACGACAAAACATTTCCTGCAGGTCTTTGTGCAGGTGACGCTCCCTTTGTTTGCGACAACTTGATCTTTACTAATACGATCAAACTCGCTCGCAGACATACTCGCAACATTTTGCAAGATCTCAATTTCACCATCAATCGTGCAATTGGTAAATTGTTCAACTTTTGGCATGGTCAAGATGCTCGTATCAATGCCTACAAGGAAGTTGAGGTAACCAACGCTCAAGTTAATGATATTGTAATTCGTGCCTGTAAGGCAGGTGCTTTGCCTAAGTCAAAAATTATTGATGTTGTCGATCAATGGGAATCATCTGATCACACTGAATTTTGGGACAGAAATGTAAACTCTCTTTACAATGCTTTCACTGAAATTTACAAAGGTAATTTAGTTGCCTTGCCAAATCGTTCTGACGCATTGCATTCAGTTTTAGATTCCGAAGTTAACTTCGATATATCTAATCATGTTGAAAATGTGATCGAAACTGAAGTAATCGAAAACGAATTAGTTACCGCTTAAATACGGGTTGTTGTTTGTTGTTAGCCCCCCTCATTTGAGGGGGGTTTTTTATTGCCTCAAAAAATTTTGTAAGTTACTGATTATCAACGACTTATGGAAAACCGCGCGGGCGCGCTGTGCTGTAAGTGCTTGCTATTCAATGACTTGCAACAAAATGAAATTTAATTCACTTTTTTCTTGCGTTCAGTAGTCTTTTTTGCGATAGTATAAGCATGAAACGAATAATTGAAATCTTAATGACCCGCGACGGACTTTCCCGTGAAGAGGCGGAGGATCAAGTTACTGCATTTAATTCTGAAATGTGGATGGATGTTGGACAAGGCGGAAGCCTTTTTGAATGGGAAGATGCTTTCTCAAGTGAGTTCGGATTGGAGCCTGATTTTTTCGAAGATTTAGTGCTTTAATGCTTGCAATTGCATAAAAATTTGTTTAGTTTTATATCATGAATCTATTATCAAACCCATCTAAAATGCCTTGCTTAGGCTTCAACATTCCCGCTTTCAAGTATTGCCCAGCCGCTCAACTTATGGCAAAAGTCAAAGACAAAGCAAAAAAGTTTATTTGTGATGCTTGCTATGCTTGCAAAGGTTTTTATATGTTTGCCAATGTCAAACAAAGCTTACAAGACAAGGCAAATTTTGTAACAAAGTCTTTACATCAAGACAACGGGCAATCTTTTGTAGATGAGATATCCAAGCAAATTAAGACAAAGTATTTCGACAAGCAAGGTAACAAAAAAGTTTTAAAGAATGTCAACACAGATCTTTTTCGCGTTCATGATTCAGGAGATCTTTTTTCCCCTAAGTATATTGAAGCGTGGATTAAGATTTGCCAAAACTTTCCAACTATTCGCTTTTGGTTTCCAACTCGTGAGTGGGCAAGGGATAGTCAATTGCCTTCACTTCGCAAGCTTGCAAGTTTAAAGAATGTTTGCTTAAAACCAAGTGCTTTATATGTAGATGAAAAAGCTCCCAAGATCGATGGATTAGATGCGGGAACTTCCGTCTATAGCTCAAAAGAGAAAGCCGAGCAAGACGGGCATTTTGTTTGCCCCGCAACTTATGTTAAGGATGAAAACGGCAAGATTTTAGCGACTTGTAACGCTCATAATTGCAACTTATGTTTTATCAAAGGATGCAAAAAAGGTATTGCATATTTAGCCCACTAATGCTACATTAAAATTATGGATTATTACGACTCAGCCGAAGAAATTACTATTACTCAAGATCGTGCCTTGCAAGAATTAGCAAAACACGGAATCACTTCTAATGAAGAGATTTTAGAATTTTTTGCCGATGTAGGCGAGCAAGAAGAGTATGATGCACAAAAAGTTTTGGTTTGGTTAGGATACTAGCTTTAAACTCAAAATAGCAAATAGAAACTTGCCAAATACCCCCGTCCTCCAGGGGGGCTTGGCGTTTACAGCAAAAGCTCAAAAATTCCATAAGTTACTGATTATCAACGACTTATGGAAAACCGCGCGGGCGCGCTGTGCTGTAAGTGCCTGATATTCAACAGGTTACAACAAAGTGAAAAAAAGTTCACTTTTTTCTTGCGTTAACTGACAAAAAGTTTTAATGTGTTTATATATGATTAACTACTACATACCAAACTCAATTTCACAATTCAATCCAAAACCTTCTATGCTAGATTTTGACGATCTAGATTTTCAACCACATCGTGGTGCTGATGATGCAGTCCAAGCAAGACTTGACTTTGGCAACGGGCTAGAAATTTCTGTTGTTGCAGGTAATGACGATAGAAGAGGATTATATGGTAGTGTGAAAGAAGATTTATACGAAGTTGCAATCTTTGATAAAAACGGCATGATTCCACTTTCTCCTTCTGACGATGTTGTCGGATGGCAATCTCCTGCTCAAGTATCTATCCTAATGGCAAAAGCTCAATCTGAAGGAAGTGTTTGGGTTGACGAGCTAATCGAAGACAAAGCAGAATTTAGAAGAGAATTAGGGCTTGACTACTAAAACAAATTAAACTACATTACTATTATGACAGAAGAACAAAGACTCGCAATTATCGCTAACGCACATCGTGAATCCAAAGGTTTGCCAACTGATTCCTCAGTATTGGAATTAATTGCAGATTTACAAGCTGAACAATTAGTTGTTGAGCATGGATTGCAAGATGTAGATCAAGATGACATCTCGGACGAAAAACAATTCCTTCTTACTGATGTTGCCGAAGACATTGACGAAGAAGATCAAGACATTGGAGTATCTGATGAAATGAAAGGAGTTTATTATGATAATTGAGTTGTTAATGTTCTCGCCTTGGGTATTTGTATTTTATATGATATGGGCAGGATGAGATAGGTATTGCCCAAATACTTAGCCCCCGAAAGGGGGCTTTTTTGTGCTTGTGCAAGCAGTTATGTAAGCCATTGATTATTAACGATTTACAGCACAAACCGCGCGGGCTGCCTGCTGTAAACCTTTGATAGTTAACGACTTACAACAAAAGTAAGAAAAAGTTTGACATTGCCTGAAAATTCGTTCATATTGTACTTATGAATCACTCAGGAAACTCCATAAAAAAAGTATTAAAGCAACTACGGAAATGCGTTGACATTTCCGAGATCAAACAAACTGCAAAAGGTTACATGATTTGTGCCAAGAATGGCGAGCAAAATCTCATTCATCATGGCTCGAATTGTTACCACCCTTTACGCAGGTGGTTAAAGAAGAATACTTCTTTAAAGAATTTAACTTTTTAGCTTGCAATTATTTTAAATTTAGTTTAGTTTACTATTATGACAGCAATTAAAAAACTACTCAACAGAATCGACGAATTACAACAAATCATTGATCTTGAAAGTGACTCAGCTAATGCAGGAGATAATCGCTCAAGAGCATTGGTTATATATGCAGAAAATGAAAAGGATGAGGTGCAAGATCGCATTGATGCTCTCGCTCTTTGGTATGCAATTTCTAGATAAGAAAGGAAAAATTATGACAGATACAACATACAACGGATGGAAGAACTGGGCAACTTGGAATGTCGCCCTTTGGCTAGGAAATGACGAATATCTTTACAAGCTTTCCCGCAGGTTTGTAAACTACAAGGATTTTGCAAATGAGCTTGAAGAAATGGGAACGCTCACCACCCCTGACGGGGCGAGTTACAAGGATGACGATCTTGATACTTACGCACTTGACGAGTGGCTTATGGACGAATAGTCCATAAGTTACTTATAATCAACAAGTTACAGCACAGCTCGCGGGGTCGCCGTGCCATAAGTGTCTGATATTCAACGATTTGCCACAAAATTAAAAAAACATTAAAAAAAAGCTTGCAATTAGTTTTTTTCTTTGCTAGATTACTATCATGACTAAAACAGAAATGCTTAACGAAATCGCCAATCTTCACAAAGCTTTAAAAAGCTCTGCTGACCTCACGCCTGGAGATCGCATTGCGATCCGCAACGAGATTGGTCGCCTTGAGGACGAGGTCAATCTGCTCGACTTTCAGGAGCAACCCGACATTGACTGGGGCTTTCACTCCCAATGGGAGTGACTTAAAGTCCTGATTATCAGCGACTTACAGCAAAGTCGCCCCGCGCGGTTTGCCATAAACCCTTGATATTCAAGGATTTATAGAAACCATTTTTAAGTGTTAAAAAACGAGAAGATCAGGCAACTTTGTGTTGCTTGCGAACCAATCGGATGAGTCAATTTCTTCCCCGTTTAACACAGGCTCGAATTTGAATTGGCAAACCCCTGCGTTGGCTATGCCGTTGACGCGTTCGCGTGTGGTGGGCGTATTCCATCCCGCAAGCGACCATCTGACAAGTCCGTCAGGATCACGCTTGACAATTGCGTTGCCATGCAACCAAACGGTTTGCCCGTCTGTCTCGGTATTGCCTACTTTTAAAGATCTGCCTTCCTCAAAGGCTTTTTTGATTTGTGCTGTGACTTTTCTCATATTTCTTCGGTGTTGATGATTAAAACCTTGTTGCCTTGTTTACTTTGTTCTTTTTTAAGCTCTTTTGCTATTTGCATGGCTTGGGCTTGTGATTTTGCGTTATCTACGAGTTTCCCAAAAAAGCGAATGTCGAACCAATTCGAGAAGTTGATGTTTTTTCCTATTGTGATCATATAACTATAAACTAAAAGATTTTTTGTTGAATTGCAAACTTATTTTGCAAAAAGTGGATGAATTTTGACATCCTCAAAACGAATGCCAACTTTACGATTTGTGCGGTATGGGCGAACCATTGCGATAGTGCCGAGGTCTTCATGCTCGGTAGCTTGGATGAACTGAAAGATTTTGCCATCCCTTGAGAGGAGAACATCACCTTTTTTGAATTTTGTTGTCTTTGTCATATAAGTATACTCTAAGAAATTTTTTGTCGAATTGCAAGCAAAAAGCGATTTATTTTCAATTATTTTTGTGCGTGAATTCGGCTTGGGCTTTCCAATGATCCAACCAAGCTTGATTTTCTGCCAAAAGATTTTTGGCAATCTGAACCATAACAGCGTCGCTGTCGTGGGCAATGGTTTCCCGTAGGATCACCATTTCGGCTTTAACTTTTGAGAGGAGTCTTACTGAATTTTCCATAATTATAAACTAGCAGCTTAAAGGTTTTATTGCAAGAAAAAAGTTTGCGAATTATAAACTTTTATTTGCGGCATCTTTTATCATTTGAATATTCCAAAGGTGACCGCCTGGACATTCCCAAAGCATATGATTAGCATGAAGGCAGACTACAAGCTTAAGTTCATTGTCTTTGATGAACTTGTCGATTCCTAATTTTGTGAGATGTGTTTGAATTTCGTTTGTCATATAAGTATAAACTAGCACGGTAACAAGCTAATTGCAAGAAAAAAACAACAAAGTTATTCACAAAAGTAAAGTTTTTTGCGACAGTATTGTGCAATATTTTAGTTGCCCGAATTGGCACGGAATCTGTATCAAGTTTTACGTAAGTTGTTAAGCATCAACGACTTACAGCAAAACCCGCGCGGGCGGCCTGCCATAAACCCTTGATACTCAAGGACTTATGGAAACCGTTGTGTTATCCTGCTATTAGGTGGGCTAATCCTGCAACACCAAACAAGATGACTGATCCACCTAAACCTGTGACTAAAACTAATGTGACTAATTCTCTCATAAACTTTCTATAAACTCCTTGAATGCAAAGATGTGGTATCCTTGCGTAAGATTGACCTTTTCTGATATGTCAATGATGTTGCCGTTGTTATAATTTTTCTCGAAACATTCTTGCCCGATTTGAACATCGTATTGCTCACGCTTATAATCGGGGTGAGCAGATGAGCAGATGATAGGAATGCCTGTTGAACCTAATTTTGTAAGTATCCAATGAGCTTGCATGATACTAGATTAGGCTTTTCCGTTCTCCATGTCAATCAATTTTTGACGAGATTTTACAGCAAGCTCGACAGCGTGTAGTGCGTCCAAGATTGCCATGCCTTGCGTGATTGTTCCTTTCCATTCGGGGCTATTGGATTCTTTCGCAAGGTGTCTTAGGTTGCCCAATGCTTTTGAGAGAGAAAGACCGAGATCCAACTCGGTGTCTAATTTTTTTCTTATTGCGTAGTCTATCATATATTACCTTTCTAATGTATTTTAAAAACTTTGTCAAACATTTCTTTCGACTGATCTCCAACCAAAAGCACGAACTTGATCCTCGTGGCGAGCTTGTGGCAAGAGGCTTTTAAGCGTCTCGATGCGAGCAAGAATCCACTTGCGAGTGTCGCCTGTGGCAGGTACAAACTCACGCAGATCGTGGTCGAAGTGGTCGCAATCAAGGCGACGCTCTAAGCGTTCAATGTCGAATTTAATGTCTTCTGTTTTACTCATATTACTAATCTAAGAAATTTTTTGTTGAATTGCAAGAAAAAAACGACTTTTTTCGATTTTTTTTCGATTTTTTCGATTTTTTCGATTATTTTAACGCTCCTTTAATCATTTCGAGCGTCCAAACATGACCGCCAGGACATTCCCAAAGGTCAAAAGCCTCGGACATCGGACTTGCTTGGATGCGAACAAGACCATTCTCTTCAATGAATTTTTGTATTTTTTTATCTAACATACTTAAAATTTAACAAAGCAAACAACTAATTGCAAGAAAAAAAGAAAAAAGTTATGTGCGACCCCCTACCCGTTTTATGAATTGCAAAAGTCAACTTTATTTCAGGATAGGGCGGGGGGTGGTAATTTTCAAAATCAAAATGTAAATCCATAATTTCTATATATTGCTTGACCCGAAAAAAATCGGCGCCTATTTTTATTTCAGATATAAATCATAATGGCACAGAGAGTGCAATGTATAGTTATTATTAACCCTCTAAAACGTAACATTATGACACATTCACAATTATTAGACGAAATCTTCTTTCCAACCATGAGACAAGCTGACTCAGAAGTATCACAAAACGAGGATCATATAGAGATAGAATGCGAGCTTCCTGGTTTTTCAAAGAATGAAATAAATATAGAAATAATAAATGATAAATTAATTATCGAAGCGCAGAGCAAGAAGAAAAGCAAATCAAAGAGCTATATCCTAGATAAAAGCTTGGATAGAGATAAGATATCGGCGGCATTAAAAAATGGTATATTAAATATTAAAATATATAAGCTTGAGGCGCAAAAGCCAAAAAAAATAAAAATTAATTAGAAAAGACCGCAAAAGTTATATACTATCAGCCATGGATAAAAATAAAGTTATAACTATTGTTGCGAATGATATTCTTAATAAAATGAATATCAATCAAATCCTTAACGCCGTAAGAGGTCATTGCATTGGTCAAGCTGAAGAGTATTATAATGGTTTGACTGATGATGAAAGAGAAAATCTTGTACAGCAAATTGAAACAGCTGAAGCTGCAGCTCAAGAACCTGCCGCAGTTTAGCTTTTTGCTAAATAGGGCTTTTTCTGAAATCTAGCTAGTACAGATTCTTGCCCGTGCAACATCATGGATGCGCATCTAAAGCCCGCCTCACTCAGGCGGGTTTTTAGTATCGGAAGAAAGCGGATTGGCAGGTTCATGATAAGTTCATGATTTTCATTCCCCTTGGGGTCAGCTATAGCTATTTCGTAACAAAATTCCCAGCAAAAATTATAGATCGAATTTTCCATCTGATTTTTGGATTAATTCGTAAACCGTTTCAATTTTTCCATCCATCATCAATTCTGCAGGGCTCTTTCCGTCATGTTCTGCAAGAGGAGTATTCAACCAAACCGTTGATCCATATATCGAATATTTTTTAGCGATCAATTTCATGATATCATATTTCGTTGGCTTCGATTCACCAATCGACAATTCGACACTTTTTGATGTTTTTTTAACTTTTGGTTTTTTACTCACAATAATATTTACACTAATTAATATATTTTACTAAAAAGATTTGATTAATTCAATATTTGGCGTGTATTATATAAAAACAAATTTTAATAATATATGTCAAAAAAAGACAAGGTAGAAATACCTCAACTAAAACTAACGTTCAAGGTCAATAATCTAAGACTTACTGAAAAGCAAAAACTGTTTCTTTCTTTAGCTTTGCATGATAATACCAATATCATGTTTGTAAGCGGACCTGCAGGATCTACTAAAACGTATATGGCTGTTTATGCAGCCTTGAGACACTTAAGCGCCGAAGATGACTTAGACATGTTCTATGTTCGGACGGTGATAGAAAGTGCTGATAAAGGTCTGGGAGCTCTCCCAGGAAGCGTGGAAGAAAAGATCAATCCATACATGGCTCCATTAGAGGACAAGCTGATAGAAATGCTACCACAAAACAAAACAGTTCGCAGAGAGCTTATAGACAGTGGAAGAATCCAAGCTATGCCAATTAATTTTTTGCGAGGAGCAAGCTGGAAAGATAAAGTGGTTGTTGCTGATGAGGCGCAGAACTTTACATTCAAAGAATTGACTACGTTAATAACAAGACTTGGGCAAAACAGCAAATTATTTATTTGCGGAGATTTTATGCAAAGCGATATTAATGGCAAAAGCGGTTACGCTGATATGTTTAATTTATTCAAAGACCAAGAAAGTCAAGATAATGGAATCCACTGCTTTAGTTTTAATAAAAATGATATTTTAAGAAGCGAATTACAAAAGTATATTATTGGAAAATTAGAAGATAATTATAAAAAGTAGTGTACTTATGAGTGATGATTGATGTCACCCCCATACTCGCGGCGGTAATTACCGCTATCGCTACAGTAGCCAGTGTTTTACTGGGCCAGAGACTGATGAGCAGAAAAGAAAAAGACTGCGTAATTCGGGAAACTTCCCAAAACGCTAATGTATATACTGCTTTAAGGTATATTATGGAGCAGATGAAAGCAGACCGTGGATATATTATGGAATTTCATAATGGAGAAATATATTTTTCGGGGCGTGGTCAACAAAAATTCAGTTGCACATACGAAATTGTAGAAGAAGGAATTAGCGCAGAGTCCTCTAATTCACAAAACCATAGAGTTTCAAATTATCATAATTATGTTAATTCGCTTGTAACTGATGGGCGTTTTTTACATCATGATGTAGAAGAAATACAAGATCAAGCATTCTATCAAATGATCAATAGAAAAGGCATAAAAAGCATTTATAACGTACCAATAAAAACAGTAGATGGTAAAATTATTGGAATTTTGGGTGTTGATTATGTTAAAAATCCTATTCCTGACTTAGGGTATGATGAAAAAAGTTTAACCTTTATGACTCGTCAAGCCCGCATGATTGCTGGTTACTTAATATAATTCAATAGAAAAAAGACTTCAATAATTATATTATAAAGTATGATTACTGAATTCTGCATGAATTGTGGCGCTAAGATTGAATACGCATTGCACAAACCTAATTTTTGCTCGTCTTGTGGTAGTCCCCTTGGAGGCGTGGCAAAAGCGGCTCAACCACAAGAAGCAAATATTGTTACTGAAGTAGCACAAGAAGAATCTTCCGATTCCATACCTAATATCTCAAAATTAGAGTATTCTATAGAAACCAATCAAAATAAACTAACATTTGGAGATTTAATGGCTCAAGCTTCTCAAGATTCAAAAAACGAATACAAAAGAGATGTAGTCAGGCCAAAAGCTAATATTGATCCTAGTGAAGATGTCTTGAAATCCACCATGCAACAGTGTCGTTCCTCAAAAGAACCAGAAGACATCGGTGGCTAAAAAGAAAAAGTATACATACGAAGATAAGAAGGACATTATAGATCAAGAGCTTAACAAAAGACAAAAAAAGTGGTTTCTAAATTCTTTGTCTTGGATTGATTTTGATGATGTTAAGCAAATTATTAGAGTTCACCTTCATAATAAGTGGCACCTTTGGGATCAGTCTCGACCACTGGCTCCCTGGCTTAATCGGATTATATCTAATCAGCTTAAAAATATTTTAAGGAATTATTATGGTAATTTCGCTAAGCCATGCTTAAATTGCCCATTCAATCAGAGCGGGGTCGCTGAAGAAGACTCAATAGGGCTTTGCGGGTTTACAGAAAGCAAAACGCAATGCAATGAGTGTCCACTATATGCTAAATGGGAAAAAACAAAGAAATCTGCATATCATGTAAAGATGCCAGTAGCCATAGAAAACCATGGACATGAAATAAAACCTAGTCGTCAAGACTTATATTTAGTCGATAATGCAGCTAAACGATTGCACGAAGAAATGAAGAAGAAACTATCCGAGCGTAATTATGAAATATATGAAATGTTATTCATAAAAAACATGACAGATGAAGAGGTTGCAAAAGAATTAGGATACAAAACAACAGAAAAAAATAGAAAAGCGGGATACAAACAGATAAAAAACTTAAAGACCAAGTTTCATCAACAAGCTAAAAGAATATTAAAAACAAAGGATATATTTTATGGAGAAGATTGAGCTGACAGACGAACAAAAAGAATTTATTAATAAAAATTATAAAAAAATTAATAATTTGAATGAATTAACAAATGCGGTCTTCATGGGAGAGGATTTGGATGGCAGAACTAAAGAAGGGCGGGCGGTTCGCCAATATATGGCGTCAAAAGATTATAAATATACAACAAGAGAAAACAAAAAAGTTCCACCTGTTAAATTAACAGATGAACATAAAGAATTTATTCTTGCTAATGCAGATGGTAATATGAAAGCCTTTGATATGGCTAAAATATTATTTCCAGAAAAAGAAGTTACTCCATTGAGTAAAGAAACCATAGTAATCACTGATTTTTTAAAACAACAAGCTCCTGAGAAGGTTCATCCAAAAGAAAACGCGGTAGGAGATAAGTACAAGCCAGCTAAAACATTCGCGGCTGCTATAGAATTAATTAATAAATCAACCAGTCAAGAACTTGATCCTAATAAAATGCAAATGCAAGTAAAAAAAGGCGTAGAAGCATTAATTAGTTTCTTGCAATCACCTAGATTAATACAAACCATAGGTAATTATACAAATAAAGAAGATAGAATATTATTTGAAGCAGAATTTGTAAGAGCAACATGGGACAAACCAGATCTTACATCAGATGAAGTAAATTTATATATTAATGTATGTATTGATTATATTAATCTTATGAACATACAAAAAGCTATAGATAAATTAAATACTATGTTTGAAGAGTGTGAAGATCAGAGAGATATGACTGTACGATTAGCTGAGCTTTTAAAAACAAAAAGCGAAGAGTACAATCAATGTGAAAAAAGAATGGAGAGTTTAATTACTAGATTAAATGGTGATAGAGCAAAGCGGGTACAACATAAACAAAATCAAAATGCATCAATATTAAATTTAGTACAATTATTTCAGGAAGAAGAAGAAAGAAAAGTCATGGTGAAGATTGCACAAATGCAAAAGCAACTCGTTGAAGAAGAAGCTAATAACATTGAATCAATGCCTGACTGGAAAGCAAGAGTCCTTGGCTTACGAAAAGGAGACGTAGCATGAATGAAAAAGTGGTGTGCAAAGAGTGCGGAAAAGAATTCGATTCAGAAAAGGCTTTGCATCGGCACATTAAAGTGCATAATATGGATTTAGCAGCTTACTATACTAAATTTTATCCTAGAGTGAATAAACTAACACAAGAACTACTACCTTTCAAGGATAAACTATCTTATTTTAATACAGACTTCTCCACAAGAGCGCAAATGATCAAATGGTGCAATATAAATAAAGGTAATGAAGAAGTAAAAGAATATATACTTAAACAATTAAAACATAGAATAGATAATAAACAATTAAAGTATGCACCTAATCATTTAGAATTAAAAATAAATGATTTACCAAGTATAGATATATATAAAGATAATTTTGGCGGTTATGGACAAGCTTGCCAACAGCTTGGCCTAGAACCATTATATAATAAGGGAATAAAAGATGAAAAGATCTTTCTTTCTTTGAACAAAAAAATGGAAGAAATTCCTATCTTAATTGATACCCGCGAACAAAAGCCTCTTTCTTTCGTTAATAGCAAAGAGCATAAATTAGACTTTGGAGACTATACAGTAGGGGGAGAGCGCTATAACTATACTTATGTTGACCGCAAGAGCGAAAACGATTTTAAGGGTACTCTAGGGACAGGATACAACCGTTTTAGAAACGAATTAAAAAGAGCACGACAGTTTAATTCTTTTTTATATATAGTTATTGAGCAATCTCTACCCCAATTAATAAAAAATAATAATTATTTAAAAAATAAAAGAATGAAAGGTGCTTCTAATTTAAAATTTATATTTCATAGGATGAGATTGTTAACTCATGAATTTAGAAATCATTGCCAATTTATTTTTTCTGGCAGTCGCGAAAATTCTGAATTATTAATTCCTAATTTATTGTTTTGGGGACAAAGATTATGGAATGTAGATATACAATATTATTTAGATAAATATGACTTGGACACCAGGAAAACAAAAAGCTAGAGACAAATATTCCTCTAATATCAATGACTTAGTTCTTGATAAAAAAGGCTTTCTCGAAGAAAAAGAAGCGAAGCTCTTATTATATGAATTTATGCGAGGCAATGTTACTTTTACAGTTGACATGCTTAGTGGTATAAAATTATTTCCTTTTCAGCATATGGCTATTAAAGCTATGCTTGAATCTGATTATTTTATGGGCGTCTGGAGTCGAGGGATGTCAAAATCATTTACTACTGGTATATTTGCTTTTTTAGATGCCATAATGAACCAAGGTGTTGAAATAGGCATTATATCAAAGTCTTTTCGCCAAGCGAAAATGATATTTAAAAAAATAGAAGATATATTAAATAAACCAGAAGCAGCAATGCTAGCGCAGTGCGTTACCCGAAAATCCAAGGCGAATGATCAGTGGACATTAGAGCTTGGAGCAAGCAAGATTCACGCATTACCGTTAGGTGATGGTGAAAAGCTTCGTGGTTTTAGATTTCATCGTATTATTATTGATGAGTTTCTTCTTATGCCAGAAAGGATTTATAACGAAGTTATAGTCCCTTTCCTTTCTGTTGTTGAGAATCCAACTGAAAGAGAAGAATTATATAATATGGAGACTCAAATGATCAAAGACGGAAAAATGAAAGAGGAGGACAGACATGTCTGGCCGAACAATAAGTTAATTATGCTTTCTTCCGCTTCTTATAAATTTGAATATATGTATAAATTATATCAAAAATTTGAATCATTAATAAATGGAGAGATTGTTGAAGATGGCACTGCTCATCGCACAATTATGCATTTCAGTTATGATTGCGCTCCTAAACAATTATATGATCAAAATCTCATTAATCAGGCTAAGGCTAGTATGAGTCAAAGTCAGTTTGATCGTGAGTTTGGTGCTATTTTTACAGATGATAGTTCTGGTTATTTTAAAATTTCAAAGATGGCAGCCTGCACTATCCCAGATGGACAAAGTCCATGCGTGGAAGTCGCTGGTGAACCTTCTGATAAATACCTTCTTTCTTTTGACCCCAGCTGGGCTGAGAGCGAGAGTTCTGACGACTTCGCGATCCAGGTATTTAAACTGAACGATGAAGGCCGTACAGGCACACTCGTTCACAATTACGCCATGTCAGGCTCTCGCCTGAAAGATCATATATTTTATTTTCATTATTTATTAAATAATTTTAATATTGTTGCTATTGTTGGTGACTATAACGGTGGAGTCCAATTTTTAAACGCCTGCAACGAGAGTAGTCTCTTTAAACAAAATAATCTAAAAATTGACACTATTGGTTCAGATCTTGATAATTTAGAAAATTATCAACAAGGTTTGCGAGATGCTAAGTTAGAATATAATTTAGAAAAGAAAAAAATATGTATACTGCGCAAGCCCACTTCCCAATGGATTAGAATTGCCAATGAATTACTTCAATCAAATTTTGATCATAAAAGAGTATTCTTCGGGTCTCGTGCGGTAAACGATGATTATCAAAAGCAGCGTAACAAGCGTATACCTATTGATAAACTAAAGTTTCTAAAAAATGCTGAAGATGACAAGCAAAGTTCCGCAGCTCGCATGATTGATCTTGTTGAGCATCAGGTTGACCTTATGTCAATGACAAAAGCGGAATGCGCATTAATACAAATTAAAACTACACCCCAAGGTACTCAGACATTTGATCTTCCAGATAATCTTAAAAGACAGACTGGGCCAGACAAAGCGAGAAAGGACTCGTACTCTGCTTTAGTGCTAGGGAATTGGATGATAAAAGTTTATTACGATATGATGAACGTAGAGGCTGAGAATGTCCAGGCGACTTTTACACCTATGTTTGTAGCGTAAAGTTAAAAGTTAACTTTGGACTTTAAATGGACTTTTATTAGACTTTTGTGTATTATAATTTATGTCCAAGCGCAAATATACAAAAAAATCAGAATACTGGGATCAATTTAAGAATAAAGACGTTAACGAATTAATCCAACAAACTAATAACATCGACTCTCCATGGGAGCCTATTCTCGCAGGGGATGCCTACTACGCTCAAAGCGCTAAAGCTAGCTATGAAAGAACAGGACAATCAAATAGTGAAGGCTCAAGTCGAACTGGTAGTAGGCGCAATGCTTCATTTAACACTAGAAAACTTTGGAAGTACGCTAATATTCGAGAAGGTCAATTACCTTATTTTTACGGTAAAGCGGGTTGCGATATTAAAGATGCAATTATGTTATGCCAAAAAGCATATGCTAACATTCCAATCTTTAGAAATGTTATTGATATAATGTCTGAGTTTGCTAATACTGAATTGGTATTAGAGGGGGGGACGGAAAAATCTAAAAACTTTATTGATAAATGGATGCGGAGAGTAAACCTGTGGGGTGTTAAAGATCAATACTTCAGAGAGTACTATCGTAGTGGTAATGTTTTTATGTATCGTTTGGATACTAAATTTACCGTAGATGATTTTAATAGAATGTCTACAATTTATGGATCAGATGATTTAATTAAAAAAGGAGATATACCTATTAAATACATTCTTTTAAATCCTTATGATATTACTACTTTAAAATCTTCAAACTTTGATGGTAATGTATACAGAAAAATATTATCAGAATATGAGCTAGAAAGACTAAAAGATCCTAAGACTGATTATGATAAAGAAGTATTAAAGAGTTTAGATCCAAAAAGTCAAAAAGCAATTAAAGAAGGTAGATATGGTGCAGATGGTATTTATGCAGCACTCGATCCAAATAAATTAATTTATTCTTTTTATAAAAAACAAGATTATGAACCTTTTGCTATTCCTTTTGGTTATCCTGTATTAGATGATTTAAATTGGAAACTTGAACTTAAAAAGATCGATCAGGCTGTTACTCGTACTATTGAGAATGTTATTTTGTTAATTACTATGGGTAATACTCCTGATAAAGGAGGTATTAATCCTCATAATTTGCAGGCTATGCAATCTTTGTTTAAAAATGAAAGTATTGGCAGGGTATTGGTTAGTGATTATACAACAAAAGCAGAATTTATAATTCCTGATTTGAATAGAGTACTAGGCCCCGCAAAATATGAAATCGTAGATCAAGATATCAAAGAAGCTCTGCAAAATGTTGTAGTGGGAAGTGAAAGATATAGTAATACTCAAGTCAAGGCTCAAATATTTCTTGAAAGATTAAAAGAGGCTCGTAATGCTTTTATTAATGATTTTCTTCAGCCACAAATAAAATTAGTTTGCAAAAATCTTGGATTCAGAAAGTATCCTATTGTTAAATTCCAAGAGGTCGATCTTAAAGATGAAGTACAACTGCAGAGAGTTACTACTCGCCTCATGGAGCTTGGTATTCTTACTCCAGAACAAGGCATAGAAACAATCAAAACTGGACTATATCCAGAAAACAGCAGAATTGGAGAAGGTCAGGAGCAATATGTTGAGGATCGTCAAAAAGGACATTATACTCCTTTAGTCGGTGGTCAACCGCTGCCCATGGAAGAGGACGAAAATGGCCAACCCATACAAACACAAGTCCCAAATCAAAGGCAACAAGTTAGTACGCCACAACAACCAGGGCGACCATCAGGTACAAATAAAGAAGGTAGACCTGCTTTGGCAGATAGAAAAAGTATACAAAATACAATTTATGCTACTGAAGGATTGTTTAAATTTGCTCAAGTCGAAATGAAAAAAGCAAATAATATTAAAAGACTTTCAAAAGATAAAAAATCGCTGTTAGAAGAATTATGTAAAACTGTAGTGATTTCCTGTGAAAAGTCTGACTGGGAGAAGCAAGTTAAATCATGCGTCGCTGATTTTAATCATATAGAAAATCTGTCTCCTTTGCCAGAAATCCTGAATATATCTAGTGATTATGAGATTGAGCTTTATCCATCTGCTCTTTATTACCACAGTAATGATACTTCTCAAAAATAAGTTTACTGTGTAGATTACTTGTAAATATCATGAAAAATAAAGCATTTCAATACACTAGTAATTTCTTGAGTGACATACAGGCGTCTTGCGTTGACGGTACATGTAAAATGTTCAACTTAAGTGAAGCTTCTCTTGACAGTTTAAAAACATTAATTCCTGAAGAAGTTGATTTAACAAAAAATATTGATTTATTGGGAGTAGCTTTTAATGCTGCAGTTGTCAATAAATTTAATAAAAATGGTGATGGTATCGATACAAATACTGCTTTCGCTATAAAAGATTACTTTATTAATAAACCTACTAATATTGAACATGAGAAACAAAAAATTGTAGGACATATTATATCTTCTTCATTTAGTAAATATGGTACTAATGAATTAATGGAAGCTAGTGAATTAAAAGATGAGACTGGACCATTCAATATAGCATTAGGAGCATTGGTTTATAAAATTGTAAATCCTGCATTTGCAAACATGATTGAACAAAGCCAAGAAGATGGTGAATATAAAAATATTATTTCAGCAAGCTGGGAAATTGGATTCAATGATTATGTTATTGCAGTAGGTAGCGAAGACTTAAGCGAAGCTGAGATTGTTTCTGATAAAAAACAAATTGCTGAATTTAATCAATATTTAAAAGCTTATGATGGTGAGGGCAAAATGGATGATGGTACTCCAATTTATCGATTGGTGGTTGGAGACATTTATCCTCTTGGTATTGGCTTTACTACTAATCCAGCGGCAGATGTTAAGGGAGTGATTATGCATCAAAAAGATGATGACGAAAACTCCGAAAATACACAGGCTTCCGAGCGAATAGAAATCAATAACACAGATTTTTACAAAAAAAATCAAAAAAATAGTTCCCTTTCCGAAGAAATTTCTGTAAACACAAAAAACACATTAAATATGGATAATCAAGATCTACTTAAACAAATCGAAGGCATGCTTTCAGAAAAAATTGGCGATAGCCAACAATTCGAAGAAGCTGTCGCTAGCGTTTCTAAGGTAATGATGGAAGCTATCCGAGAAAAAGATTCTCAGTGGCAAGAAGAAAAAGAGCAAAAGGAAAAAGCTCTTGCTGAAGCTACTGAGCGTCAAGACGCTCTCTCCAAAGAAATGGACGAGCTGAAAGAAAAACTCGAAGCTTCTGAAGAACAATGGAAACAGCTGGCAGAAGAAAAAAGTCTTCGCGAGGCAAAGGATCTTTTCAATTCAAGAATGGCTTCTGTTACTGAAGCTTTCGATTTGAATGAAGATGATCTTAAGATTGTTGCTTCCGAAGTTTCCGAATTAGAAGCTACTGAAGAAGCTTTCGCGTCTTACGAAGAAAAACTTAAAGTTATGTGGCAACACAAGACTAAAGAATACATCGAAGCTCAAGAAAAAGCTTTTCAGGAAAAATTAGAAGCTGAACTTCAAAAACGTATTGAAGGAATATCTGAAACTGAAGCTTCCGAAGAATCCTCAGAAGAGGTTTCCGAAGAAACTACAGAAGAAGTCCTTGAAGAAGTTGAAGAAGAATCTGCTGCAAGTATTTCAAACAATAATGAAGCCGCTTCCAGCGAAGAGCAATCTCTTCGTGAAAAGTTCCAGGCTGCATTTTCACAAGAAAACATTCAAATTAAATATTAATCATGGCTATTAGATTATTACCATTCCGTCAGTACGCTGAAGAAGACGTTGTAAATCTCTTTGCAAACGATACGGTTAACGATAAAGTTACCGATTCGAGCAATGGAGATGCAGGCGTTTTTGTTAAAGTAAGTGCTGGGGACTTTAGTGCTGATCCCGTAGGATACGAAAATAACTCTTACCTCGGTGAGACTAACTATCCTTTCATCGGACGCAATCAGTATCCAACCGTCCCATTAAAAGTTACAGCTGCAACTGCTGGGGATTCCTGTGTTGGAGTTACCTTGTTGCAGACTGCATTGAAGGATGAAAACGAAGAAAAACTTCTTTATTATCCTCAAAAGAAGCTTGAAACTCAGTCTGTATTGACTGGAGAAGCCGTACCTGTTCTTGGAAAAGGTATCGTTACTCTTGACAACAGCGCTTATGATGGAGCCCCTGACGTAGGCGAGTGGTTAGCATTGTCTTCAAACGCTGGTAAAGTTACTGGACATGCAGCTTATAATGGTCCAGGCGCTGGCACCCAAGTTATCGGACAAGTTCTTGCAACTGGCGCTCGCGTAAATCGTGGTGTTTCTAAGGACCAATTTGCTGACGCTAGCGTTGGCACAGGTGCAGCTAACACAAATGGTGCATACATTGTAGCTCGTATTAATTGTTAATAGAAAGATTTAAGAAAAATGAATATCACTCTTAAACGTACCGACGAACAAATCGAGCTTGTTAAAGCTATGGCATCACGCAATCGTGATGTAGCCTATGAAGCCCAAGCTGCCTTGGCTGAATTTATAGGTCCTGTCCTCGCTGAAGTTATTAATCAAGCTCCGACTTTGAGTAATATGTTCAGTGCTTTTTCCTTTAATGCTGACAGCAACCCAAGTCTTCCGCTTGATCTCTATTATGACATCAATGCTGATGATTATATCAAGGTTTACAGCACAACGGTTCCTGGTGGTCTTCCTACCAACCAAGTGCTTCCTACTGCCAGTGAAATGAAGTTCACTACTTATCGCCTTGATAGTGCGATTAGTTTTGATCGTCGTTACGCTGCTCAGTCACGTCTTGATGTTGTTGGCAAATCCTTCACCAGAATTGCACAAGAAGTTCTTCTTAAGCAAGAAGCTACTTCCGCTAACTTGATTCTTGGTTCCTTGGCTGAAGCCCAAACCAATGATAAGGATCATGTTAAAGCTCAAGCCAGCTCTGGTCTTGGTTTTACTTTGGCTGATTTCAATGAGTTAATCACTCTTGCAAAACGCATCAACACCGCTTGGACAGGTGGAACTCCAGAAGGCGCAGTAAAAGGAATTACTGACCTTATCGTTTCTCCTGAAGTCATGCAAGATCTTCGCGCAATGGCTTACAATCCAGTAAACACAAAGAGCAACAATGCTTCTGCTAACAATGACATTGCTGCTCCTGAAGCTTATCGTTCTAGCGTATTCACCAATGGTGGAGTACCTGAACTTTACGGCATCGGACTCATGGAAATGAATGAACTCGGACCAAACCGTAAGTTCACTCGTATCTTCAAAGAGTTCAGTGCTGGAGGTACTACTACTTCCCAAAGCTTCGTAGACGGTAACGACCTTGTTATCGGTCTTGATCGCACACGTGAATCTTTGATTCGTGCGGTTGCTACTGATGCAGAAAGCGGTTCTGAGTTTACTCTTAGCGCAGATGACCAATACAGCGTACGTCAACAAAAGATCGGATACTACGGATCTCTTGAAGAAGGACGCATGGTTATCGATAATCGTGTTTTGACTGGTATTATCATCGGATAAGACCAAAGGTCAAAAAATCTTATAAAGAACCCGCCCTCGTGGCGGGTTTTTTATTTCTATAAGGATTGATTTTTGTGTATAACAAAAGTATAATAGATATACTAAACATTTAAAAAATTATGCCTAGACAAAAGAAAAATACTACCGCAAAAGCTACAACCAAAAAATCTGCACCTAAGAAAAAATCAACAGCAAAAAAGCAAGTTGAAGACTTAAAAGTAGCAGATGGTAAAAGCGATAAAGAAAAAATCAAAAATCTGGAAGAAATACTTGGCGTTAAGAATGCTAATCCATTTGGCACACATGACTTAGAGGAATTAAAATCAAAAATTGACGGTATGACCATCACTGACCTGCAAACTTTCGGTATTCAGGTTGGCATTCTTCCTAGCGGAAATAAAATGATTTTAAAAAACAAAATACTAAAAGCTTTTAAAACTCATGAAGGAGCAGGCATGGGATATCATATTGGATATAATCGGCCCATGGTAGACCCTCAAAGTGAAGCTGCTAAAAATATATTAAAACTGTCACAGGAAGGATTTTAAAATGTCAAATATCGGCGAAATCGCAACAAGAATTTACGAGAATGAATTTGCTGATGCGCCAACTGAGCTGGAGAGAGAATTTAGAATAGAGTACATTTCAGGCTGGCTGGAAGCAAACATCGGGCAATTAAATAATTTAACCTACCAAAGTTTTGGCACGGGCACGACCTTCTTACAAGAAGAAGAAAATATTTTCACTCAGTTATACCTGAAGGACTACTATACTCGACAAGCTCGCTCGGTTTTGATGGGGTCAACAACAGGAGGTCTTGACTGGACAAGGTTAACCGAAGGAGATACGACTATTGTAAAGAATAATAACATTGATTTTGCAAGAGAGTACAAACAATTAGCAAAACTAGCTGCAGAAGAAATTAAAGATTTAGTTTACTCTTATAATTCTTATCAGGCGATGCCAAAACAAATTGCAGGAATTGATGGCGGTATAATTACTGGAGACGCAACTTAATGACTTCTTTTCTTTCAGATTCTGAAAAAAATGAACTAGGAAATGTATTTGATGATATACATGATACATTTGCGCGTGATATTTCAGTATTCCAAAGAGATAACGAAATTTTTGTTGCAACAAATGGGACGTATAATGCATTATACGCAAGAATACAAAACGCCCCTACTACTCGAGCAAAAGTAACAAAAACTACCGTAAAAGCTAGGATACTTTACGCCCAGCAACAATCTGAAATGGATTTGCCTGGATCAAGGGCTCAAGTAAATGTGCAAATGAGTGAGGGTTCAGTTCGCGTAAAAATTGACGAAGCAGGATACAAATTATTTACTCAAGCTTCAAAAATAGAAATAGACGGCGAAGTATTTCGTATCGTTAGTGATCCTGCGAAAGCTGGAATGTTTACTGTAAAATTTTACATACTATATTTAAAAAGGTCGGACTGATGGCTAGAATCAATATGAGAGGATTAAAGGCCGAAATTGCCGCAAAAGGGTACAAGATAGTTAAGCCTGCCGTTGAAGCTCGCGCAAAGCTAGAGCTAGAAAGAGCAAAAAAAGAATTATTAAATGACTTTAACGATCACGAAGTAACAAAAGAAATAGAAGGAGGAGCAGGAGCTAAAAATAGCTCTAACACACTTGGAGGCTATGGTAATCTATTTACATTTATAGGTTTTAGTAGTAGTGCAGATCCAATTTCACCAATCAGGAGCTTGCTGGCCCGATCAATAGAGATTAAGAGCCTGCGAAAAAAACCGAATCAATTGTCTTTTATATTAAAATTTTCTGTACCTACTAAAGAAGAGATCGCTGCAGTCACCCCAAGTCCATGGTCTACAGAAAGCTGGGTTAATGCAGTAGAAAGAGGAATGAGTGGATTAGGTAAATATTTATATTCAAATGATCCAAATCGTTTTATCACAAGTAGATCGCGCGGAGGTATTCAAGCGGAATTCGATATTAGGTCAGCACAAAGCTCGAGGCCAGCAGATTATATGACAGGTATATTAAAAAGGATGCTTAAAAATATAGAAAGTAATCTTAAAAGAATATGAAGCCACAGTTTGATCATAAAGTATTAAGTAGTTTTTATCTATGGTTTGATGATAGAATAACTAGATTTGCTGAAGCCAAAGAAACAAATATTAGTCAACAATTTTATTATTCTAGTGACTCAGTAGATGTTCCTTCTAATCAAGTTGCGTATTATAGTCCTGATCGTCAGTTTGTATCAAATGGGCTTGATGTATCCGATGGAGTATATATAAAAGGAGGTAATTTTGGAACTAGCTATACTTATATACAGCAGCAGCCAAATACAGCTACTGGGTTAATGATTGATCATGATCAGGGTCGCGTTATATTAAATGCAGAAGTTGGGACCGATCTAGAAATAAGTGGAAATTTTGATCGAAAGACTTTAAATACATATATAACTAACGAAAGCGAAGAAGAACTGCTATTAAACACCGATTTTTTATTGGCTGATCAAGATGACGCTACATTTTTGCAATCTATTAACGGATTAGGTTCTTTAAATTATACATTACCCGCAGCTTTTTTGAGTTATAACTCTAGCTTTAATAAGCCTTTTGCAATGGGTGGTATGCAGGATACTCGCAGCAATGTTCGGGCAGTGGTTGTTGGAAATGATAATTTTACGCTAGATGCTACATTATCATTATTTAGAGATTCTACTGAAACATGCGTTCCAATTTTTGAATTTGATGAGTTTCCATTTGGGGAATATTTTCACATCAAAAATCCGCCTTATGATTATAAAACGCTTTATGATTCAAAAATAGGGAATGGAGATTATATGTTTTTAGAAAAAGTAAATTGCAGCAAGCTTTTAGATACCGCCAGCTCCGCAACCAATATCCCGAAAAATATGAGAATTGGATTTATTGACTTTGAATTAAGCACTCCAAGATTGCCAAAGTCAGACATATAAAAAAAAGTTCTCTTTTAGTTGTTTTTGCTGTATATAGTTAAAAACATTTATTTATTATGGCTAGAAAACGTATTATCTATCAAAGCGAGGCCCTTTATGCAGGGTCGACTGGAGACGCAACACCGACACAAATCCATCGCGTACAAGACATTTCTCACTCAGTTGAAGTGACACGTACTGATGTTAATGAATTTGGTAAGTTAGCAGCTCTGAGTCGTGAAGTTATCGAAATCCCAACTGTATCATTGGACTTTTCTTATTATACGGTTGATGCAGTTAATGAAAGCACTATTGGTTTTGCTGTTCAAGGAATTGATAGCGTAACAACATCAGTGAATGCATTGTCTGGAATTTTAGCAGACAACAGTGCTGAGAAAAACTATTATATCCTTACTGTTGCTGAAGGCAATGATGCTACTCAAACAGAGCAATACAGCTCACAGCAACATGCAGCCAATGGTGTTATAGGAGTAGGTAATGGTTATCTTACCAGCTACACTTTTGACGCATCTGTCGGTGAAATCCCAACTGCTAGTGTATCAGTTGAAGCTTCAAACCTTCGTTTTGATACTACAAGTACTGGGTTTGCAAATCCTGCTATCGATTTTAGCGATGGCGAGGAAGTTGGCGGCACTACTATTGGTATTCCTAAATCAACTACAGGCAGCCTTTCTGCTGCAGCAATCCGCCCAGGAGATATCACCGTAGACTTTGGAGGAGACAAGCTTCAACAAGGTGGCGCTCTTCTTAACGGAATGGATGATATTGAAAGTAGTGGTGTCGCATGCGTACAAAGCGTAAGCCTTGACCTGCCTCTCTCAAGAACTCCATTACAATGCTTAGGTAGTGTATTTCCAAAATCTCGTGAACTTGATCTTCCAATCAATTCTACTCTTACTGTTAGTGCAAACCTTGCTGATATCAGCAGCGGTACATTAAACGGTCTACTTTGTGGAGACATCGAATCAAGAGACATCACGATCACCTTGAAGAATCGTTGCGGATCTGACACAAGCATGATTTATACATTCAAGGGAGCTACACTTGATTCTCAAAGCATGAGCTCAAGTATCGGAGATAATAAAACTGTTGACTTGACTTTCAGTACTCAAGTTGGTGGACCACAAGATACAAGTAACGGTATCTTTATCTCTGGTTCAGATTCTTAAAATCGTTCAATCTAGTTTATTCAAACACATTAAAGCTCTTGGGAAACCAAGAGCTTTTTTGTGTATAATATATTAGGTATGGCATATCAAAGGAATTTTTATGACGATCAATTCGTCATTATAAATAGCAATCAATTAAAAGGAGTTCAATCATTTGATGGCAGCTGGTCACTGCCAAAAAATAACATGACCGCTGCTGGTTACGAAAGTGTGGGTAGCGAAATTGAAGGTCAATTAATTGGTCAAGTATCAGTTGATAGAATAATTATTGATAGCAGCGATCCAATACCCGCGCTATTAGGCAGCTCAATAGATGGAGAATTAATCTATGGCCCAAATCAGGCGGCAAATAAATCATTTTATTTTGACGTCGGGTATATTGATTCATATAATTCATCATGCTCAATTGGGGAGATTGCAAGATCTAATTTTGGATTAACTGCATATGGAAACATTGGAGAAAAAGGATCTGCTTCCTCAGCTTCCTATAGCCCTTATACGCCAAAAGTAGCAACTGCAAATAGCATGACATTAACCACGTCATTTGGTGATACAAATGCCATACAAAGCTATAATTTAGATTTATCATTAGACGTTAATCCAATTTATAAAATAGGTAGTATGTTTATACCTTCTAAATTTGAGATTGCTACTCCTATTGTTATCACTACAAGTTTTGAAATATTCGCTAGTGAATATGAAATAAAAAATATTATGGATGGAGTATGCAGTAGTGATTTTGTGGAAAATTTAGCTATTAGTTTAAATGAAAAATGTAATGGCCCTGCAATTCGAACATTTACATTAGATAATGCAGAATTAATAGATACAAACATAAGCGCAGGAATTGGTGATAATTTGTCTATAAGTTTAGAATTTCAAAATTTATATAGTGATATTTCAACGTTAGTATCTGAAGTATTTTAATATGAGCGTTTATTATAAAAATTTAAAAACTATTGTAGACGGTCAAGTTTACTATGCTAATTCTGTTGATATGTCAGAAGGTGTTGAAATGCAAGATTTTGCCCCTATGGGAACCGCTAAAAGCTATAGCTTTCCAAGTAATAAACCAGAAGGCACAATGAACATGAATTTTTATGTTACTAGTTCTAGTGAAATATCAAAACTTCATGATCAACTCGGTCAAACTGGTTTTATTAGTTTAAGTGTCGGGCCATTTTCAGCAAGCCACGCATTAGTAAATTCATTTTCTATACAAGGAGAGCCAAATAGTATTTTACAAGCTTCAGCATCTTTTACATATTACGGGCAAATGAGCAAGGGGTCAACTCCAACCCAAAGCAATAATACTATTGATCCTGCACATGGAGCAGCATCTACAGTCTCTTTATCAGATGTCGGAATGTCAGATGTAGTCAGCTTTGATTATTCATTTTCTCAATCATACGAAGTACAGTACAGCTTGGGTAGTAATGAACCTTCCAAAGTAATTTTTAATGATGCCACAAAAGAAATGCAGTTGAGCGCTTTGATATCTGACGTCACTTTTTCAAAAACTAGTTTAACTGGGGCAAGCGAGTTGTGCAATGACGATTTAGACACCGAAGGCGTATATACCAGAGGTTTATCTATATCATTAAAAGATTTGTGTTCCAGTGTAATTGAGACATTAGAAATTGATGGATACCTAACGTCCAGAGATATAACTGCTGAACCTGGAGGAGAAGTTATTGAAACGGTTACTGTAGCAGAAAAATACGTGCCAAGCGGAGGTTGCCCATGAGTAGTTGTTATAAAAATTTTCCTATAATTGTAAATTACAGTGCTGGTTCTCCAGATAAAATTTTCTCTAACAGCGCTTCGCTATCCGAAAATTTAGATATTCAAAACGCAGAATCTCTTGGAGCAAAAGGCGCAAATACCGTTTTTACTAAAACTTTAACTCAAGGTGATCTTAGTGCAGAGTCTTATTTATATAATACAGATCTTTCTATATTTAATAATTTAAAAGGAGAAAATGATCAAGGGATTACTTTACAATTCGGTCCTTATACTTGTCCTGCTCCTTGTGTATTATCTTCTTTATCTATTAATATAAGCCTAGGAGAGCCTATCACTGTTGATAGAAGCTTTAATTATTTTGGCGGAATTACGACTGCTGCAGCACCTACCCCGACTGTTCCTAATCTAGAGCCGATTATACCAGAAAATATATCTTTAAATGGTTTTGATTCATTGGGTAGTTTAAGTAACATACAATCAATATCATGGGAATTTTCACAATCATATGAAACATATTATTTATTGGGAAATGCAGTTCCCAAAATAGTATTTAATAATGGTCAAATAACAATGAATGTACAAGGAGAAGGAATATCCAATGCACTTACAGCTAGTAATTGTGCTGTTCCTGCAAGGACTTATTCTATTGATGTCTATGATTGTAACGGATCAAATGCTGGATCTTTGTCAATCTTAGGTTATGCTCAAAGCAGAACTTCTTCTGTTTCTTCCGATAATGACGAACAAAACTCCGTATCTATTATACAATATTTATAATTGAAAAAATATATTTTTATAATTATTATAATATAGGTTATGGATCAAGGTAAATTAAAGGAATTATTAGAATTTCAGATAAATAGGAACATTATTAATTTATATAAATCTTTTTTGATTATTCTTGAAGATATTCAGGATGAACATCAAAGTAATTTTGATAAATTAAAAAACGCAATCCCAGAAAATAATGAGTTAATAGATCAAGCAAATTATTGGGACGAATCAAAAATGGAATACATAAGGAAAAAAGTTCTTGATCAAGGAAACAATACTCAAAGAGAAATATTGAGTCATTTAGAAAAATTTGATCTAACAATTAATTAAGGAATAAGGCTATGGCAAAAGCAAAAAAACGTGAATTATACAGTTTCGATATTCAAATAGAAGAAGAAATCGAAAAAGAAGTAACAAAAGAAGTAGAACGCAAGAATGACAAAGGTGAAACTGAAACCATCAAGGAAGTTACAAAAGAAATAAGCAAGCAAGAAGTTCCTGTAAAGATTTTTTTAAAAAAGCCTACCCGAACTCAAGTTGAAGATGGAGACATGTTTTATAGCGTATGGCTTAATAAATATATTAAAATGGGATTATTGACACGAGCGATGCTCGCGAAAAAACAACTTGATATCGGGGGATCTCTTAACGAAGAAGATAAATTAAATTATGCCAAGCTATATTTAAAATTATTTGAAAAACAGCAGAATGTTATTCGATATAGCGCCATCGATTCTGCTGCAATGACAAATGACGAGCAGGAAAGGTTAGATAAATCAGTTTCTGATCTTTCTGTTATTCGTAAAGAACTTGCTGACTTTGAAGCCGCACAAGCTTCGATTTTTGATCACACAGCTGACGTTAAAGCTCGTAACAAAACAATTACTTGGTTTTTATTGCATCTTGGATATTTTATTAAAGGAGATGGTGATGATGATTCAGCATCCCCTTTGTTTCCAGGAACTGATTACGAAGAAAAATACGATAGCTATCAAGAACTAGACGAAGAGCAAGATGAAATTTTTGTAAAAAGTATTGATCGGTTAAGTACGATAGCTACTATTTGGTACATGAGTGGCATTCAGGAGCAGCAAGAATTCGAAGATGTTTTAAAGCAAATGCAAAAACAAACTTCTATTGACACTAATATCGAAGAAGCTTTAAATGAAGCCAAGTCCGAAGCTAAGTCCGAAGCTAAGTCCGAGGCTAAAGACAAACCAAAAACAGAAGCTAAAAAACCAGAGCCTAAAAAATCAGAGCCTGCTCCAAAAAAAGACGAAGCGCCTCAGCAAGATTCTGACGACAAAAAAGCTTCAGAAAGTTAATTAAATTTAGGGGCTTTTATGGCTAACCAGCCCCCAGAAGATTCGACATTAAGAAAAGTATTAACTGATGTCATACAAGGATATTCCTCTCTTGAGCATAAGGGAGAGTTAGCTTTTGTTAAACATTTTGGAAGCAAAGAGCAACAAGAGCTCGAAGTGCATTACGAAAATACATATAAAAAAGCTCAAGATTATGGATTGCCTACAAAAAAAGAAGCACTGCAGTTTATAAAAGATGAAGGACTGTGGAGTGATGAAGAAGAAAACGAATTAAATTCCAACAAAAGTTATTTAAAGAACCTAAAGGATACGAAAAAAAACCTCGTAATTCCTAGTCAAATAGTCGGCATCAAAAAAGATATTGAAGAAGTCGAAGAAAAAATTTTTACAGCGAAATCAAAAAGAAATTCATTAATAAGCGAGACCTGCGAGCGTTATGCTCAAAATAAAAGCAATGATTACAGTATTTATATATCTTTTTATAAAGATGAAAAATGTACTGAAAAACTTTTTAACGATAATGAATTTGATGAATTAACTAAGCAAGAAATCTCTGAATGGTTTAGCGCTTATTTAAATGTAACTGATCATTTAAGTATTAATAATATTAAATATTTATCTATAAGTAATATATTTTCTATGTACTACAATTTATTAGGCGCAAATAATCTATATAAAATGATTGAAAAGCCTGTATATGATTTTTCTTTTTATCAGTTAAATTTATTGAATTATGCAAAGGTATTACATTCTATCATCGAAAATCATGAAAAAATACCTGAACATATTAAAAAAGATCCTGATGAATTATTGAATTACGCCGAAAGCGCAAGCAAAAATAAAAATATGGTTAACAAAAGCCGTGATAGGCAAGGTTATAGCGTAGTGGGAGCTTCGAATGAAGATATGAAGCAGATGGGGGTACAAGATGAAGCTTCTGTGAGCTTGCATGATTTAGCAAAAAAAGGTGGATCATTAACCATAAAAGATTTTCAAAAATTTAGTTAAATTTAGTGTATATACCAACAAGGTAATATGGCTTTAGGTAGAGGAAATATAGAAATTGATATACGCGGTAACGTAGATACCGCAGGTATTGCGCGTCAGGTTACCGCAGCTGAAAAGCAGATTCGTCCTCTTAATATAAGTTTAAACGATAAAGGGTTTAGGCAGCCATTGGGTCGAATTAGTGGCGACATAGCTGAATTTCAAAAATCTTTAGATGCTTCCGTAGCTCGTACTCTGGCATTTGGTGCTGCAGTAGGCGTAATTAACGCAGTATCTGATGGCTTTAAATCTCTAGTGCAAAGTGCTGTAGAGGTAGAAAAAGCATTAACTGATATTAATGTAATTTTAAATTTAAACAGTGGTGGTCTGCAAAATTTTTCTGATCAATTGTTTGATGTAGCAAAAAATACAGGTCAAAGTTTTCAAACTATAGCAGAAGCAGCCGTAGAGTTATCACGTCAAGGCTTAGGGGCGGAAGAAACGCTGTCAAGAATAAATGACGCCATGATTCTAACAAGGCTTTCTGGTATGGATGCTGCAAAATCAGTAGAAACACTGACTGCTGCCATTAATAGTTTTGGAGATACCGCTTTGACTACGACTAGCCTAGTAAATAAGCTGGCTAGTGTTGATGCTGCTTTTGCCGTAAGCACCGAAGATTTAGCCAATGCGCTTGCTAGATCTGGAGCTAGCGCTCAAGCTGCTAAAGTTGATCTTAATGAATTATTGGCTGCTGTCACTAGTGTTCAGCAAATAACTGCTCGTGGCGGTTCTGTTATTGGTAATGCTTTTAAAAGTATTTTTACAAGGCTTCAAAGATCAGGAGTTAGAGAAGCTTTAGAAGAAATTGGTGTCGCAACTACAGACGCCGCAGGAAATATTAGAGGAGCGCTAGATATTTTACAAGATTATGCAACTGTATATGGCACTTTAACAGACTCCCAAAGAGCTTATACAGATGAATTAGTCGCAGGAGTATTTCAAATCAATAATTTGCGAGCTTTAGTAAAAGATTTAGGTAGTGACTACAGTATTTACCAAAGAGCTTTAGAGGAATCAAATGGCGCAACTGATCAAGCTGTACGTAGGAATGAAAAACTACAAAAAACATTATCTTCTTTAATTAATGAATCAGCAGCAAACGCAAAAGAATTAGCTTCTTCGCTCGGCGAACTTATAGCTACCCCTGGGCTAGAAAATTTATTAGAAATTTTTAATTCAATAGCTGGTGCATTACGAGAATCTCTAGATCCAGAACAAGGATTTAGTTTAATAAGAACTATGTTTGATTCTATAGGAAGGTTTATATCTGGCCCTGGGCTTGTTATCATAGGAGCTGCTTTTATTAAATTATTTAAATTTATTACCCAGCAAAGTTTAAAAGCAGTACAAGAAGTTTTTAAAATTGGTAGTGCAGCAAATAAAGTTGCTGACGCAGAAGCAAAGATTGGCTTTTTATTAAAAAATAATCGTACATTATACGAAGCTATTAGTAACGAAGCTTTGACACACGAGCAGCGCGAAGAGTTAGTTTTGCAAACCATTAAACAACAAAATAGAGCTTATGAGCAGCAACAAGCTTTGATATCCAGGCTAGCAAAAGCTAGGACTGTACAATCAGCAGTAAATGTAACTTCTAAAGCGCAAGGGTTTATCCCTAGAGCGTCAAAAGGTTATATGCCACATTTTGCAGAAGGAACTGATTTTTCTCCAAATAAATTGCGTAAAGGAAAAGAAAAAGCAAAAGCTAGCGGTTTCATACCAAATTTTTCTAGCGAAATTGAAGGCGCTATTCATGCTGAAAAGAGCGCTATATCTGCTGGAGTAGGAGGGGCATCAAAAAGCGCAAAGCCAAAAGTATTAAAGAATTTTCCAATGGGCGGTGGTAAGCGACAAACTATCGTTGCAAATACTGACGAAGTTATTGTTCCACGTTTTGGTGGTGGAACAGGTTCAGCAATATTTAATCAAGAAATGATTAAAAAAGCAGGCATGCCAGGTGATGCAATACCAGTGTCCAATGGATATATTCCAAATTATGCTCAGTCTAAGCTACAAACAGATAAAGTTTTTCAAGATTTATTAAGTGATTTTCAAGGTGTTGATGTTGATGTGCAGAGAGATATGTCTGGATTCGGCATGTTAACCGCAAAAGGAAAACGAGGAAACTTGGAAACTACCAGAAAGCCAGGGTTTTCAAGAGAAGACAAACTAAAAATTATCGACAGCATTGGTGGCTCTAAATTAAACAAAGATGATAAAAGTTTTTTACTGACAACAATCGGCGGAAAAAAGAAAACTAGATTTTCAAATATACCAGCGCAAACTATAGAATCTGCAGATCCAGAAAAAATTAGCGGAAAAGTAGGCGCATTAAACAATTTAATTAATCCGCATATAGCTGATGCAGTTGCAGAAGTGGCAACAAATATATATACTCGAGTATTAGGCGATGAAGTAAGCGCTCAAAATTTAGTTAAAAACGTTCGTGCTTCAGCTAATGCTGATCAAGGAATAGTTTCTAAAGGAGCTCAAGGAGCTATTTTTGAATCTGCTATACGGCTTGGTTCTAAAGAGTCAGCTAAAAATCTAGCCAAAGATGATAAAGATGCTATTTGGGATTTTGAAGAATCAAGCGCAATGAGTGCAGATTTAAAAGCTCTGTTCTTTCCTACTTCTAATATTTATAAAGCAGACGCAAAAAGAACTGGAGATCAAAATAATTTAAGGGAAGTTGTTGATAAAGCATATAAAGCTGATTTCTCAGATCAACTGCGAGAAATTTACGCCCGCAATTGGTCCCCTATTGTTAGTGCTGCAGCTAAAGTGGCTCCATCAAAACAAAAAACAGAAAGAAAAAGGACGGGCACAAATTTAGCGGGCGGTTTTATTCCTAATTTTATTACTAGCATTCCTGATGATGCAATAAGACCTTTTCAGGCTTCAAAAGATTTTTTCATACCCCCAAAAGAAAACGACAGTATTAAAACGGAAAAAGTAAGCGTACTTGAGCCAGGAGAAGCTCGCCTTGGCAAGGGAAAAGCTGGCGGGCAAAGAGCAGATGGGAGGGATGTATTTCAAGCGCTAATTGATATTGAATATGATAGAAGAAATATCGAAGAATTTGAGAAAATATCAAATCCAATTGCAAATAAATTAATTGATGGAAATGTCGAGTGGTTAAACAAAATAGAAAAAACTTCCTCTAAATTAATTGATAGAAATTTAGCTGATCCATCAAATATACAAGGTATACAAACTCAAGTTAGTAATTTGCAATTAATAAAAAAAGCTAAATCAAAAGGAATCAAAGCTCAAGATATAGTTGCAGGAAAAAGCGCAAAAGGAACCGCAAAGCAAAAAAAATATTGGGAAAAATACCAAACAACCATAAAAAACGGGAAATTTAAAGACCAAAAATTTATGGAAAAAGGAATCCGAGATAAAGTTAAAGGTGCCATAGGGGAGTATGCAGCAGCAATAAAAGAAGGCACGACAGTTAATACTAAAAATTCTTATTTTGACTTAGTAAATGGTAAAGAAGTCAAGACAAAGAGAACGACTCCTGCTTCAAATTTACTCAAGAAAGGTGCTAATGAATACTTAAAAACTCTTTCTGAAAAAAATAATCTTTTTAACCAAAGAACTGACAACAAGAAGCTGAATAAAATTACTGTGATTATGCCGAGAGACGGTAGCGTTAATTTTCAAGCGGCAGATGGATTCATACCAAATTTCTTTGGTGATAAAATTGGCTGGAAAATTGATAAAGCCAAAGGTGACTATGCTATTACAGGAAGCAATTCTAAGCTAAGCGGTTTCAGTAGTTACCTCAAAGAAGTGTCTGAAAAAGATTCGAAAATAGTTAGCCCAAGGGCTGCAGAAATGTTTGAAAAACGAGTCAAAGAAGTTAACGCACAACATTTAAAAGATAAAGAAGAAACTTCAAGAAGATCGCCTATCGGTTTTGGTAGGCAAGGAGCAAAACATTATGCAGCGATGGATGCTGTATCCAGAAGAGAGCGAAGCGTTAGTACAAAAGGATTATTTATCAAAGATCTTGGCAAGCATGTCAAGCAGTATAATAAACATGATATTTTCGCAGTAGATAAGTTTGGCTCGTATGATTCTTTTTTTGGTGAAGGTTATATTCCAAATTTAATTAATAGACCATTAACTACTAAAGAACCAACTCAACCAAGAAAACTAGACCTTCACTGGATTAGCTCAGTTGAAAGTAGTGGAACATCAGAATTAAGAAGAATATACAAAGATATAGAACAATCCGCAAAAGTAGGAAAACCCTATACTCAAATTGATGCTGGATTTGTAGTTGGACCTAGAATACCAAAAATCTTAGTAGAAGGCCACAAGCTTTTAAATAAAAGTAGAGCTAGCGGAAAAAACATTCCAAAAATGAAGCTGAATGGAGTGATGACTCCAGGTGACATAACCAAGTATATTTATCGGAATAAAGAAAAGTTAGCCGCTGGTGATAAATTCACTACAAAGGCAGATTACATGCCAGGAGAAGAAAAAGAGGTTGAGAAATACCTCAAAATCATGGGCTTGAATCCATCATCTTTCAATAGCGTAGATTTAGATGAAATACAAATGTTTAGAAATGGATTTGCTGGAGGTTTTATACCTAATTTTGCAAACCAAGTATATGATAAAGATAAAATTCAACCACAAGAAGCTGGAGAAATTTTACAAAATATTTTATCCAACAAAAAAAAGAAAGATTTACTTATTGGACCGTCTGGAGTTGGTAAGTCAACCTTAGCTGCAAAATATGGTGAGTTTATAAAAAGCATTGAAGATGCTAAGGAGGCTAGCTCTTATACAATATTATCTGGAGCAGGAAAAACAAAAGCTGGTGGAATGTCTCCAGCATTATTAAAAATTATTGAGGCTGTTAATGGTTCTGGCGGCAAAGTATCTTACCTTTCTGCGGATGATAAAACCATAGAGGAAAGAAGAGAAAAAAGAATTTCTAAACCGCTTAAAGGTGATCTACGTTCCGAAGGCCAATTAAAAGGCACACGATTCGCGCCTAAGAATCAACCTGATTTTGCAAATGTAGTTAAAAGAGCTGCTAATAGATTCGAAATTATTAATGCAGCTCAAGGTGTTATTCCAAATTTTGCACTTAGTAATTCTATGATAGAAGGTTTGCGCGCAAAGCTTCGTCCAGGCAGTGGAGCTACAGAAGCAGAAAAAAAGAACGCAAGAAAGATACTAGACAAAGAAGAGCGCTCAACATCATTTATTAAAGATGCAGCAATAATTGATGACCTTCAGTTCTCTAAAAAACAAGTACAGGGAGCGATAGCAGATGTTACTGAAAAAAGAAATTCACTTAATCTTGATTCACAGCCAATTGCTATTGAACAAAAAGATATAACAAAATTCGCAGAAGAATATATTAAAAAAGTAAACAGAGCAAAACGCGCTTTTACTAACGAAAAGTTATTTGGTACTCCTTTAAGCACGAGCGAAATCAGCATGGCCTTAAAAGGTCAAGGTGGATATCAAAGAGGCAAATACATACCAAAACATTTTAAAAACATGGCTGACGGATATATTCCAAATTTTGCCAATTTTGTTCCTAATTATGTTATGCCGCAAAGAGATTTTGCAAAATTTAGCGTAGCTATAGCTAGGTTTAATAGAAAAAATTTAATAACACCGCCATTAAAAGCGTTAGATTCAAGAGAGTTAATAAAAATTCCAAAACGGAATCCAGAAGTAGCTAGAGAAACGGTTGAAAATGTTAGACAATTCATTAGTTCTGATGAATACCGAGCTTTAGATCCAGGAATCCAAAAAGAAGTTCAAAAGCACTATAATAAAATTGCCATTAGAACTGGAGTTAGTGATGCAAGTCGTCCATTTACTCGACATTCAGATCCAAATTTTGAAGGCAGAATTGCTGCCGCTAAAGGCCTGATTCCTAATTTTGCTAATGAATTACAAGAAGCTATAGTCAGAGAAGAACAAGCTTTAAAAGATCAAGGTTCAAGCGCTAAAGTATATGTTGATCAAGATAATAGATTAAAAGATCGTAAAAATCCAATGGGCCTATTAGTTGCGAATCGTAGAGATGAACCAGGCGGTGGATTTCAAGGAGTTAATCGAGCAATGTCTATGGGAATGAATCCAAAGGTGCATGGAATGGCAAGTGGGTACATACCTAATTATGTAGCAGGAGGAGCGATTCAGTCAACTAATTTTGATTCAAGTGGTTTTAAAAAACTTACAGAGCAAACACAAAAAGCCGCCAATCAAGCAAAAATCGGAGCTGACAAGATCAGAGATCTCGGAAAAGCTGCTGGAGATACAGGTGAAGCAAGTGATAATAGTATGGGCAGATTACTCGCCTTTTCAATAGGGCTTTCTACAATAGAGTCTACCTTAGCGCAAGTTGGAGGACCAGCGTTTGAAAATTTTTCATTACAGGCTACTCAAGCTAGCATTGCTGTTGCCGAGTTAGGCGGAAATTTAACACAAGCTCTATCAAAACAGCTGGGATCTTTGGGGCAAACACTATCATCTAAAAAAGGACTTGGCGGAGTGGGTGGTTTACTTGGTGGTCTTGGAAAGACTGTTGGTAGATTAGTCCCAGTAATTGGACCTTTAAGTGTAGCAGGTGGTTTACTTTATGACGCCTACGAAAATGGTGCATTTAAAACGCTTGGCTTATATAATAAGCAAAAGGAATTGATTAAATCAACCACTCAATATACAAAAACGCTGGAAGAACAACAAAACAAACAAGCTCAAAGTATAGAAAAAGTAGATAAATTTTCTGTAGTCCTTTCAAAGCTTGGCAAAGCCGCGCAAGAGGGAAATATAGATGCTTATGGAAAATTTTTACAAGAGCTAACTGAACAAGCTGGAGAGCTAGACAATATTGATCCAACCGCATTCCGCGAATTGCTTAATAGCGCAGGAGATGCTAAAAAACTTAATGAAGCGACACAAGCATTAAAAGACTTAATTAACCAAGGAAGTCAACTAACAAACTTTCAAAAAGATTTTGCAGATTTAACTAAGGAAATTGCTGAAGCTGACGGAGACTTAGATAAAGTTAACGCTGGCAAAAAAATACAAGAAATTGGGAAAACATTAGTTAGTGGTTTAAATCTTGATCAAATGAAACAATTAGTGGGGGGGCTTGCTGATTTTGATGGTAGTTCTCAAGATTCCGCTAATACTCTCCTCAAGTTACAAAGTGTGTTTGGTAATTTAGATAGTGAAACAAAAAGCTATATTAGACAAAACGAAGGGCTGAGTAAATCATTGCTTTTATCTGTTAAATCACAAGCTGGTTATAAAGTTGCGGCAGATAATTTAACCCAAGCATATATTAAAGCCCGAAGTCCAGTTCAAAATTTAAATGCAGAATTTTCAAAATTAGCTCTTGCCATTGATAATTCAATTAAGAATATAAGAGCTTCATTTAGTACTTTATCAGAAGTTGGGAAAATAGAGGCAGAATCTAGAACAAAAACATTAGAAGCAACTTCAGTAGTAACTCCACAGGCTTCAGCTCAAGGGCAAGCTATTGCTGATCTTGCAAGAGCTCAGCAAGAAGCTTCGCAAGATATTAAAACATCATTGCAGTCCTTTGCTTCGGAAACTATTAAAAGCGCAGAAAAAAATAGTCAAGTACTAAAAGGTCCAATTAAAACCTTAGTTGACGGGATAAAGTCTGGCGATGTTAATTTAAATGCTGCAATATCATCTTTACGAGAAATTCAACAAACTGGCAATGCCGAACAAAAAGATTCTGCAACAAAAGCTCTTGATACAATTCGTGGAGCTAATCAAGAATTCATAAGTTCTCAAAAAGTAATCGATGCTACTTTGAGAGCTCAATTGCAAGAATCGGCAATTCAGAGCGCTATATTCAGAAGAGAAAATCAATTAAGCGAAGGCCAACTAAAAACACTAATTGAATTTAATAACGCTTCAAAAACAAATCTAGAAAGATTATCAGGCTTAAAAGAGTCTATTGATTTAGTTCGCGAACTAGGCGGAAATGAAGATATTTTAGCAGAACTAAAAGCAGGTAATCGTCAACGGTCAGAATTAGAAAACCTAGAAGCTGCATTTTCTAAATTTACTGGGCAAGCTTTTGACGCAATCAATTTAGATGATCTAGAAAGTCAAGTAGATAGTTTCATTGCTTCTGATCGATTTTCTGAATTAGACACTAAGACCCAGAGCTTGGTGGCTGCATTGACTGGCGCTTTTGATAAAATTAATAAATTTGAATTACAAGATAAAGGAGTATCTTCTGCCGAAGATGTTGGGGCAGCTAAAACCATTAGCACACCAGATGAAGCTATTAAATCTTTAGCAACTGAATTTGAAACATTTTCTCAAACATTAGCAACAGGTTTAAAATTAGATCCTGAATCTATCAAATCATTATCTTCAACAGAAAGCATTCAATCTATCGCAGAAAGTATTAAGTCAACATCTGAAACAAATCAACAAAATCTAGCTAAAAACGCTGAATTGCAAAAAGCGCAAACTGAAGCCTTAATAACTGCTGCATCTAAAATAGATAGTAGCGGCAGCAAGTTAGATAGTGCTGCAGGTGCCTTACTTGAGGCTGCAAAAACAATTAGAGCTACCTCAGGCACTTCCGCTTCTGGTTTTGTACCTAGTTTTTCGGCTAATTCTCAAGCTGTCACGCGAGCAATAACAACAGAAAGAAACCTGGGAGGAAAGCCTGTCGTCGATTATAATTCTGCAGTAGGAACTTATGTAAGAGATGGAAATACTCAACCTAATTTTGCTGCTGTAAAAAGAGATCATCCAGAAGGCTTAAAAAGAGCTGCTGAAAATTCAAAGACCTTGCAGGGTATGGCTGCATCTCGAGGTTTTGTTCCAAATTTCTTTGGTAGTGCTGCTGGAGTAGATTTTACTGGAACAGGTGGTAATTTCAATCAATCATTTGAGCCCACAAGAGAACAAATAATTGCAGGCAACTCACAAGAAGCGCGAGAAGCTTTAGAAGAAAAAGGTTATCAAGCCGCTATTAGCGCAGCAATCATTGGAAACACTGGAGCTTTTGATAAATCTTTATTTTTAGGTTCCGCAATGAGATTACCTTTTGATAGAAAGCCGTGGAGGAAAATTTTAAATACCAATGAATACGCCAAAAAGTTTTACAATTCTGTTTATAATGCTGAACAGCCTAGTTTTAGCGGGGCTGATAAAATTTATACAGAATCCACAAAACAATCTTTCGAAAATTTACAAAAAAGCTTTTTTGAATCAATGGAGAAAGAATCAAAATTGGGGAATCTATGGGATGTTGTTCTAGAAAATAAAACTACCGCGAGAAAAGAATTTAAAAAATATTTTAATCAAAACAAAAAACTATTTACCAGCTTTGATTTATCAAAAGATGCTTATGACAAAAATGTATATCAAACAATGTCTCCATTGTATAATCTTCGGGATCAAATCAATAATGCATATCTTCATAATGCTATTGGTACAGTCGCAGGGCCACTTGATAAAGTTCCACGGTTAAAATCTGGACTGGAAAATCCATATAGTTTTAAAATACCAGTAACAAATGGCGCTTCATTAGCTTATGTACCAGCCGTGACAAGTCTTTATAAACAAAATTTTGTTTCAACGGGAGATTATTCAAGAGTGCCAGGTTTCGCAAAACATGTTTTACTTAAAAATGTAGCAGATAAAATACAAGATATTCATTACCGTGATGATTTAGTTCTTCCATATGATATAAAATATAATTTAAAAAATGAGCAAGGAGAAACTATATCTCCTACAGCCTTTTTAGATATAGACGTAACACAAGGGCGAAAAAATACTTCAAGTATCCGCGACCAACAAAATAAAATTACTGAATTAGATACTTTAGAAAGGGTCATACAAAATAAAATTTCTGCTAACGATCAATACATAGAAAAGAAAAAGGGTGATCTATACATGCTTAAAAATCCATTAATTGATCCTGATTCAGGCTTAATGCCAGTAGTCACGCCACCAGATCAAATTAAAAAATTAGAAAGCCATATAAAAGATGTTCAGGATCAAAAAACGATTTTCCAATCGCAAATTAGTAAACATAAATTAGCAAAAGAATATATACAAAAAAATCTAGAGTACGCGCATAAATACAAAAACATACCTAACGAACAATTTGCAACCAATCCTATATATTTAAATGATAGCGGTAAGGAGCAAAAACTCAAAAGCTGGTCTTCGAGTAAAAAAAATAGTTCGATCAATAATTTATCTACATGGTTTCATGGCCTGAAACTTACTACTTTAAAAGAAAATAATTTTAAATCTTTAATTAGCGGATTTAAAGAAAATGTCTTTAACACAGAATTTAATAAAAATAATTCTGAAGCGAAAAAATTTATAGAGACTGCATATAATACAGTATTACCTACCGCACTTAAAAATCTTTCACTAACCCCAAAAGAAGATTACAGCCAAGCTGTACAAAACACTATCGATGAGATTAAGAATTATAAATTAAAATCTCCTGTAATGGTAGAAGAATTAAAATCTGCAAAAACTGAAAGACAGAAAAAAACTATCGAAAAAGATGCAGCAAGCAGCGCAAAAAGTCAATTAGAGTCTGACACTGCTATTGCAGAATCATATTCAGAAGATTTATTTCCTCAAACTTTCGCAGAATCTTTAAAAGAAACTGAGACAATAATACAAGGTCAAGAAAAATCAAGTGATCTTTTAGATCTATTTCATAATGCAATATTAGGGAGATCCGCAGAATCTGAATATGCAGCTGCTAATGCAAACATTGGCGAAATTGCTGAAAGATTTGCAAGGCAAAAGTCGATGGCAGAACAGGCGACATCAAACAAGAAAGCTTTTATAGAAAATCAAATCAAAGGTAGAAAAAACGTACTGCCAAGATATGAAAAATTCGCAGGCAATAGAACAACACCTCAGCAAAAAAAATCTGCAGAACGAGCTGAAATTTTGAAAAGAGAAATTAGAGCTATCGAAAAACATGCGGAAATTTATGACAATAGTGATGCAATAAAGTATATAATGTTTGAGGATATGCGTAGTCCATTATTAATGGATGGTAAGCCTATATATCCTATGATTCCTACTGCCCCAGATGATTATGCTGAAAGATTCGAGAAGTATGAAAAAATATTTGAACGCTATCAAAAATATAAAGATAGCGGTAGCTTCTTAAAATTAAATCCAAACAATCAATTTGCAAATCAGCCATGGTCGGAAGATTACGCTAGGATTCATACGGGAACGTTTTTAGATCAATTCTCTCAACAGAATTATGATCAAAGAGTTGAAACCTTAAAAAGATTAGGTGCTGATATAAAACTAAGAAATTCAGACACAAATCCGTTTTTTCAACTAACCCAAGAACAAGGTCGTAACGACTTTTTAGCAAACCTTAAAAATTCAGCCACAACTCTCCCTGAAAAATATCTGTATGACAGAATAGGATTTTTAGTAGCCAATGAGTGGGTGGGTGATGTGGCTAAATTTGGAGTAACTGAAAAATTAAGCCCTACATTTAAAAAACTTCAAACAATCGGCATGCCACTTTTACCTAATGCGGAAACAAATTATATACCACAAATAAAATTAATATCCGCAGAAAGAATAGATGGAGGTCCTGGAACTCAAGAATATTCTGGGCCAGTGGTATCAGAACTTCTAACGCGGGAAGTAATGACTGAAGCAGCAAAATTACAACAAGCAGCATTTTACGAAAAAAATAAGAAATTTTATGAAGACGCAGGTATTAAATTACTTCCTGAAATGCTGGCTGGTAAAAAAATTGAATTTAATAAATATCCTCAATATTTAGACTGGCTAGCTGAAAAGTCTGGTTCTGGATTTAAAGTTAGTTCATTTGTTAATCAAATGCTAAACGATACAGAAAGCGTCGCAAATTTTGATTCCTGGAGAAACAAATATGTTAGTGATGATTTTACTTCTGATAAGTCAACTGTAAAAAGACTTTCATTATATGATGAGTATGGAGCAATTCGTACAAGCGATCCCGTGTTGCAAAAAAATGAAGTAGTGAAAAGATTTTTTCAAGCCGAGGAGATTAATCCATTTGCATTTATTGATGGCGATAACACTACTCCATTTGGTGCATTAAAATTTGCAATGGGAGATCAGTTAAAGCATGGCAAGAATGTAAATTTTGAAGAGAATTTAAGAGATACAAGTGATCCATTAGCAGCCCTTAATATACCAAAAATAGAAAGTGTATCTGTATCTGCTGGCAGATTCATTAATAATGCATATGACGAAGCTGGAAATATTAAAAATATTTATGCTCCATTTGGATACACAAAAGAACACGCCGTTGATTCTCCTGTAGGTGCCGCAGCTAGTGATCCTGATATTGTCACAAGATTAGAAGAAGCTTTAAAGGCATATAAAACACAAACAACAAATGAAGGAAACGTTAACGCTCGTGGATTTGTTCCAAATTTCTCTGCTGTAGCTGGAGAGATTATCGCTTCCAAAGCTGCAGGATACAATACCCCAGTCACATCTTCTCAAGTAAAAACTATGAGTATTCCTGGAGTTGGCAAGACGGCTTATAATACTCAGGAATCAGTTTTTAAATTACCAGGCATGACTCAACCTTTTATTGCGCCACCGAGCGACTCCGATGCAGCTAAACCATATAAACAGGAAGTACAAAAGAAATTTAATTTCAACCCTTATCAAAAAACTGCTGCTGATGGATTTATTCCTAATTTTGCCAGGGGTATGGATTTTACTGATTTTGAATCTGCAGTCTCAGCATTCAGAACTGTTACGAATGGATTTGGCAAGCATATATCTTCTTTTGGAAAAGTTATTAGCAGTTTAGATTTTAAACAGTTTGCCACTGCATCAAGTGAAATTCAACAAGCAGCAAAAACATTTTCAGCACAATCAGATAACTTTAAACAAGCGGCAGAAAAAATTAGAAGTAGCGCAGATAAATTCAGCAGTCAATCAGCTCAAGCTCCTGAAATAAATCTTGGCGGATTAAATAGCGCAGTTGCTAAATTTAGTGGGGGTATCACGCGCTTATCAAATAAACTGGATAAAAAATTACAAGTTGATGCGGGATCAATTAATACTGCATTAGACAAATTAACAACTGCATTAGGAAAAATACAGGGTAGCATTCAAGTAAAAGTACCTGATGTCAATGTTAATGTACAAGGAAATGTATCTAGCGCTGTTAGCTCGGCAATAAAATCAGAAATACCTACCGCTGTCAAAAACGCTTTGGATAGTGCAAATATAGAAGGCTTAGTGCAAGATAAAATAAGAGAATTCATGCAATAATTTAATTAATTTTTTAATGATATAATTATATAATATATATACCATGGCTACCTCTGAAAAACCGCAAAAATTAGAATTCAATAATGTGATTTCTATGGGGGTATCATATTCATGGGAGAATATAGCAGGAGAGGGTAATGTAAAACCATGCGCGGATTTAAATAGAGGAGCGAATCTAGTAAAAAGAACAAAAAATGTTTCACTAGATGTATTAAATTTAGATTTATCAAATGCTGGTGATTCAGTCATTAATTTCATGGCTAATAACCAGTCGAAATATGTTGCTGGAAATTTAGTTGATATACACGCCAATGGCGTATACGCAGGAAATGGCAAGCTGACAAATTATTCGATTAAAGAAGGCGGGCAAAGTAACGCTGTTGTTACTAATTTAAATTATGAAATGGTAAATGGCGGGCCTGACGATACAGAAGATTTAGACGAACAAGAAGATCCAATCGAAAGGTCAGAAACTATCACAGTATCGAGAGATATACTAGCACATTCTTATACTGTTGAGCATACATATTCAGTAAATTTTGGTAATGAATTTGATTTAGTGACTGATCATCCTTCATATGCTAATGATCCAAATTATGCAAGCGTTGAAGCAAGGTTGACTTTAGCTAATGATGAGGCAAATAAAGCTCTGAATTTAGAGCTAATAGATTACACTGATTATATTGACCTTGGCGGATTCGTAACTGAAAACGGTTGGGACGAAAAAATGCTTGAGTTAAATTGCATGGGAGCATTTTCAACGCATTCCGAGACCAGAGATTATATTAATGGCAATTACTCGCAAACACATACGAGAATTCTTAGATATACTGGGCAAGATATCAATCCAAGCGATACAGAACCATATGAAATCGAATACACGATGTCTTTTGAGAGCAGAGAATTTGAGGAAGATAAAATTTGTGCAGTTGCTATAATGGAGGGTACTATTAGAAGTACCGCAAGTGAAGCATTTGGGAAATGTGGTAATAGTTTAGGGACTGCTGATGCTGCTCAATCTGGATATGATAATTTCGTAACAAATGGAACAGCAAAAGGAGTCTTAAAAAATTGGTTTGATACAATAGCTCCTAGCGCAGGAGTAAATGAATCACTAAATAATGTTATGGTAAATGCTTCTACCAAAGCTTGCGTACCTAATGTACAAAAAGGCAATGCAAAAAATAATGGTACAATTAATTTTAGCTTTGAAATGAATAATTGCCCTGGAGAAAAAATGACCGAACCAGATGCAGAAGGCAATTCATATCCATACAGCGAAAGCATCACAGAAGGATATTCCTATTCAAAGCAAAAAGATTGCGACGGAAATTTAGTTGACGTCACTAATTCCACAATATCAATGTCAGTATCAGCTAATTCTTCATGCGCTCCAAATATTGACGAGAATGGCGACTATAAATTAAATGAAACTATCGATTCAATAGAGCCCCCAGATAAACCAGAATATCAAGGCGAAAGACCAAAAGATAATAAAATACAATCAACATCTACCTCAAATAGCCCATATCAAGGAAGTAGCAGCTGGAGTATTACATATAGCGACGCAATCAAAACAGACGATTGCCAGGATAGGCAAAACACAAGTGCTGGAGATTGTTACTCTTTTAAAGTTTCAGTGGGAAGTTCGGCATCTACAGCGCGCACAGTTTCTCAAGTCACATCAAATGGAATCAAGAATCAAACACAAGGAACAAATGCAAAAACCAAATCAGTCTCCTTAACCCTGGACGCAAAAGAAAATTGTACCCCCGCCTTTACATTAGATGAATTAAAAGATGAAGCTATTGATATTTTAAACAGTAATAAACCAGCCTGCATTATCACAAGTTTAAATTGGAATTACTCAGTAAGTCAGGGTAGCCCACCATCTATGCAGGTAAACATGCAAGGAAGAGATTAATTGTATCATGGGCTTAATTTCTATAGGTGGCGTTAATCCTTTTAATGGGCAAAAGGATCCATATTTAACAATGGATTCAAGCATTGACTACAGTGAAAACCCTAACGGTCAAATTCAAAATACATATACATTACAAGGGTTATTGACTGGTTGCGACAAAAATACCTTAAACACATTGCGAGATAATTTAGTTCGCTCATTTGATTGGAAAGAAGATTCTACTATAACTGAAAATATCACAATAAATGGTATTGTATCAGCAAGTTCATCACAACAAATCATACCTACGTCTTTAGATTTTGAAGCTAGTAATTATGTTGGCGCACTATCTTATACATTAAAACTTCAAGTTTTTACAGGCTTTAATGAAGAGGCTATTGATGAAGAATCATTAATCGACAAGACGCATACGGTAACTACTACAATTAATGAAAAAGGTTGCGTAAATTTTAATACTAATATATCATGCTCACCCAATCAAAATTTGACTGAATGTGGAGCAATAGACGAAGCTAATAAATGGATTCAGAAGCAGCTAGGTCTAACAAAAATAGGTGAAGTGAATGCGCAGTCAACCTATCCTCTGCAAAATGAAAGCTTAACTATCAATCCAATAACCTCAGAAGTAAGTTATACAAGCGTCCATGGGCATATTTGTGACGACGCAGGGGAAAGAAATAAAGATGAAGTTCCAGGAGAAAGTGGACTGCAGATGGCGCAATGTATTGAAACAAATACTGAATATCCAGAATGTAAATCTGCAATTACCACATCAACTTATCAGGGGGAAATTTATAAATTAGGAGCTTCTTCTGACGAGTTATTTCAAATTTTAAATGAACAGGTTTTGTCAAGTCACAAAGTAACAAAAAACATGAATGCTCAATATTCTGCTCCAGAAGGAAGTCTCACATATTCTTTTGAAACAAAAGAGGTAGATGGAGAACCTGCATACGAACCAGTTGACGAGATAATTAACGATTATACTGTTACTACAAACACAAACGAAGATACAGGAGGAACTACAATATCTATTAATGGTACATATAGACTTATCAATCCTAAAGAGAAAACTAAAGATGATGTATTAGATAAGTCTGATGATGAAATAAAAAGCGAAGCTGAATCAAATGCAGGAGCAGGATCATTAACTTTACAAAGTAAAAGCATAACTACAAATCCTCAAGAAGGAACTAAGAGTTATAGTTATAGCTGGGGCACTGACAATCCAGACGAAGATGGCCTTGACGGAGAAAAAGGGGTCGGCAGTTATTCTATTTCTGTAGCCCCGCCTATAAATCAATACGAAATCGTACCAGTTTTAAATTGTGAAGATTATATCATTGACAAAGGTTATTCAAGTCAGGGAACAATATCAATTTCAATCACCGCTCAAGGCGCTGACGTCTCAGATAGCATTCAAAATACAATAGATAACTTACAGGGAGATTATGTGGCCAATATGACTATTACCGAAGATACAACAAGTACAGATGGAAAAGTTACTACTAGAAATATTTCTGCAATTTATAATGGTAGTTCGTCGATTGATAAAAACGTAGTCAAGATTCTTTAAATGTCAAAGCGATTAATAGATCAAACGGTACAAGATTTAAATCTTAGTGGGAATCTTAAAATTTTTTATGATTTTAATGACTATAGCGGATCTTACATTAATAATGTTGGAAATTCTGATACTCAACATTCTGGGGAAATAATGAATTACAACTCTGATTTTAGTGGTCAAGCTAGTGGTTCAGGGTTTTTTAATAATCAATATATATCTATACAAAATTCATCGGATATAACTTCAGAAGCGGCTACAATCATTTTCTCACAAAGAAAAACTGGCGTTTCAAATGGAGTAATTTTTAGTCATCTTGACCCCAACGGACCATCTGGCTGGGAGATAGGAATCAATCAGGCAAATAAATTATATTATAAAAATTACGTTAATGGATCCCCTAATTATGAAACATTAGATTCATATATGTCAGACCAAAACATTTGCGCTATATCTGTCTCTCAATTTGGTGTGGGTGGTATATTCAGATTAAACTACGAAAATAAATTAAAGCAAGGAAGAGAGTATGATTTCATACAAAGTAGTGACCCAAAAAGTAAAATAAAATATTATGATTTTGATTATAAAAATTTTAATTTACCCGCTCACTCAATATCAAATGGAAGTAATTGGAATATCGGATCTGGAGAATTTTTATATAAAGGATATATAGATAACTTGTTATATTTTGATAGAAAATTAAATAACGATCAATTAAGGCGCTTGTCTTATGCAATATATTCTGACTTTAGTATTACCCCTGAAACATCAGGAATACGGTCTGGCACAATTACTGGATACCAGGTCACAGCAAGCGGAGTTAGTGGAGAAGTCGGGAAACCTTTTATTGTAACTGGTACAGGTTATAATTCTGGTTACTATACCTATACTTCGGGAGTGCCCCTAACAGGAACAGTAGGAATTTCAGGATACGTATATGTTCCTAAGACAGGAATAGATACAGTGAGTGGTACAAATCAAGTCGCTCAAAATATATATAAAAAAGTTCATAATTTATCAAATATATTTGAAATAGATGGAAGTGTTACGTCAACTGGATTATCGAATTATTATTCATCTGGCGATTACTGGGAATTCAGCGGTAGCAGCGGAACTTTCAAAGGTGAAAGCGCAGCAGGCTCTAGTGACACAATTTTTGGGATCACTGGTTTTGAAACTGTCACGCTTACAGGATATAAAAGTGGCTATGGAAACACTTTAGTAACAACAGGAAGCAATACTGGATTATTATATAATGTATTTACAAAGAGCGGAATAAGATCTCCAAATAAATATTATAAAATTTCAGAAGAAACAATCACTTATAGTAATGATTTAAACCCAGAATATTACGCTAATTCAATTTCATTAATAGGAGAAAATAATGAAAATTATTTATATGATTTAGTATATGACGCTTTTGAGTATGAGGATTTAAATGAGACCCCAGAGCTCAGAAAACATCCTGCATATAAAAAACTATTTCCAAAAATTACTGGCTCAGTTGATCCGCATTATTTAAATTTTACAATTAATGGAGTAAGTCAGTTCACAGGCGCAATCACTTTTAGCAAAAATCAATTTAACTTTCCAATTTATAATGTTAATACTGGATTTAATATTATAAAAAATGAAATGTTCACTAATACAATTTTGGAGGCTAATGATATATTAATTTATGATACAATACATAGTGGAAATAGAAATAGCTTTCATGTTACTGGATTGAGCCAGTATGCCTCAAGACCTTTTACATCTTTTAATTTTGAAAATTCAGATGTATTTTTGAATGGGGTAAAACTATATTCAGGATTAGATTATATTGATAATGGCGGATTTTATCCAATTAATAATTCAACTGGAACCTTAGGTTTATATTTTACTTACCCAAAATACAGTGGATCTTATTCTTTTACGGGGTATGGGAATACAGGAATTAATATTGATCATGACGCAATTAATCCAGATTCATATACAATTTTTTATAACGGAGTCAGACAACCGAAAGATAGGATTATTCCACATGCAAGATATTCAGATCTAATTGAAGGAGTAGTAATAAAAGAATCTAATAATTTAATATATTTTACGTCTGACGGAAAGAAACAAAAAATATGAGCACTTGTAATATTATAGACGGTCAATTTGCATCCATCAATGGATCAACAACTTACTGCGGAGGCAATATTATTTCAGCGAGTTATAGCCCAAGCTTAATTAATGGATTCAATCGCGCAACCGTCACTGTTGCTGGAGCAACATCAACTCCTGGCGGTGGAGAAGGAGCTTCTTTAAGTATAGGCGATTTAGAACTTGATATGCAAGTCGGCGGAAGTTCCAGTCAAACAAGAGTAGGCTCATATAGTACAATGACTGTAAATTTATATGATAGATCAAATGATTATCTAGATCATAGCTTTATCTTTTTAAAGGAAGAGGTTCCGAATGAAGGTGCCCCAAATATACTTGGAAGAAAAAGAGGTCCATCCCCTGATTTAAATATTTTAAAAAATGTAGAAATTATCACGCCCGCATCTGACACAGTATTTGTTGATATTAGAAAATTCTATGAAGATTATAACACTTTTAGGCTTGGCAATGGGAAAACAGAAATTGAATTAGACGCCTTAATACAAGACGCTCCAGGAAAAACTTTATATTTTTGGGATGGAAATCCCGATGAAGTAGGAGATACTTTAAAAGAAGCTCTTGGGGATGTTTTAGATGAAGACACTGAGTTACCAGAAGGACCATATGATTTTCAAGGAACTTTTCGAGAAGTCATATCGCAAATATGTAATGTGGGGGGATTGATAGCTTGGTGGGATCCTGAAAAAAATGTTGTCAAAATTGAAGCCCCTTCAAAAACAGCTACACTAGATACTGATGACTGTCGGGTGATCGCAACATCATCATCTAGTGATTATACAACAACAAGGGCTCAAGGTGCAGTAGGGACATTTACTAGTAGCTTTCCAGGTGAAACGCAAAGCTCAGCAGGAGGAGAAATGTCAAGATTTTTTAAAGCTAGTTTATTATCGCCGACTTTTAAAGTAAGAAAGTTTTGTGGAAGTGATGAGTTGACTCCATTAAATGCAGTACAAGTAGATGAAAACGGCAACGCTCAAGCAAATGGCGACATTGCATTGGCCATGGGAGCAGCCGAAGATTCAAAAATTTTTGCAATGTACGCCTTGCAGTCAGCTCTTAGTATGCAACAAGATGATATTCCAAAAGTTGATTCAAGTGCTCCGCTGCCTGGGCAGAATAACGCAAAAGACGCTGAAACTTTAAAATTAAATGATTTCGAAAAAAGAGACAAATTATTTACGGCAAATAAATTCTTAGCAAATTTTTATTTAGAAGCTGAAAACGATGACTGCAAAAGCAAGGTGTTCGCCGTTGAGCCACGAACAAAAACTGATTTATATGATCATATCCAGCATATTGCAGAAGAATCTTGGACTAAATGGACTGCCCCTCCATTAAATTTAATTGGACCATGGAATGGAGAACAATTTCAAAATGGTACATTATTCTTACATCACTTCAGAACATTTGGTAGTATACTTGGTGATAATTCTGAACTAACAGGAGATGGAGATATTCTAAGGCAATACTTACTTGCAATTAAAAATTTTTACGGAAAATACTATGTAGTTAGAGAAAGCGGAGGGTTAAGATCTGTACGTACTCCAAGCAGAAACTATGGATATTATGTTACTTCTAATGCAGCAGCAGGCGGGCAGTCTCCTCAGGCACCTGCAGGGTTTTCTTTGGTACAAATTAATCCATTCGTTAAATTAGGAGACTGCGGGAATACCATTATTACAGATTTAGCAAAAGCATTATTAACAATGTATACAGACAAGGCAAATTGTGATTCATCAGATTTATTTGGAGATAAAACTGTAGTTGATTTTATCTACGCTCTCGACAAAAATAATTTAGAACAATTCTTTCAAGGAGGAGGGGCAAATGAAGCAGAAAAAGAAAATGCTAATGACGTTGCTGAGAAGCAATCTCAAGAATATATTATGTATTTAATAACTCCAGAAGGATCATCAGGAGTTCAACAGGAAGCCTTCAAATCAACAACAGAACAATGTTGGGATTATAATACTATTTTTGAAAAAACCGTACCATCAAAAGCTGTAAGCTTAACAAAAAAAATAGGTCAGATAACCATACAAAAAAATACCAGTGATTCTCCTTCGCCTTTAGATGTATTGTTAACTGAAAGAAGTTGGATTTTAAATTATATAACTACTGAAAGCATCGGCGATTTAATTCCAGCAGCATCTATTGCTGTTAGGTCTCC